ATGACCTTTACTCAGCCCACTGGCCTGATCGAAGCCCTGCCGTGGACTCGCATGACCGTCGGTGTACGAATGAAATCCGGCGGGCTCAAATATATGCCCTGGGTCGGCTATTTGCCGAAATCGTGGGTGCCGCGGTGGGGATCGCCCGTTGCACTTGCGGCCACCAGTTGGAAGATCGGCACGTCTGGAGAGCGGACGGTTACCCCTAGCGGCTTCGTTGTCGGCGTAATGATCGACGGGAGAGTCTGGGTGGTGCTATATGAGGGGAAGCCACGGGAAGCATAGGAGGGGTCATGTGCGGACGATACGGCGCCTTGAATAGCGAGCGGATCACCCAGTTTGTCCGGGACCTGGGAGTGAAGGGCTTTTCCATCGATCGGAATCCTGACATCCGGCCATCGACACAGGTCCCACTGATCGGCCCCGCACTGGATCCCGTCACCGCGACCTGGGGTATTCAGCCAGCTTGGGCCAAGCGCCTGCTGATCAATGCCCAGGGCGAGACCGTAGCGACAAAAAAGACGTTCTCAGCCGCTTTCCATGAAAGCCGCTGCCTGATTCCCATGGATTGCTGGTACGAATGGCGCGACGAAGGCGGTCCCCGCAAGCAGAAGTACCGGTTCGCCTTGCCCGACGGGGAGCCCATGCTGATGGCCGGCGTCCTCTACCCCGGCGACGATCCGGCCATGGTCTCGCTGACGATCCACCCCAACGCGGAATCAGCACCGATTCACAACCGGATGCCGGTAATCATCCCTGCTGACGCATGGAAGACCTGGTTAACCGGCACCCCGGCAGCGGCAGTGACGCTGATCGACGCATTGCCGGATGGGGTTCTGAATGTCTCCCCTGTTAATTCGTGACTGAGCAGTCGGAAATAGTTCCCCATTTCCGTTTGACTAAATTGTTTAGTCATTCTAAGATGTCTCTATCGAATGAGGAGACACCCATGAAACTGTTCCACACCAGCCCCGAAGCCATCACCAAGATCCACGACAACGGTCGGTTTGGCCAGTTTCTGTTCTTCTCTGACGAAGTCTACGTAATGACTGCCGGTGACTACACCGTCCACAGCATCGAGATCGACGAAGACGACATCATCGAAGCTGGCCAGCTTTTCTATCACGAAGACGCTGAGAAGCTGACCGGGCTGGTGGCCCAGGTGATGCGGATGGTGGGTTGTGATGAAGATGCTGCTGAAGAACTGATCAGTCAGCGCCAAGACGTTCACAGCATTGAGTGCGACATCGAACCCGAGGATTTGGCTGATGCATCATGGGACATCCAGCGCATCACCGCCGAGGCGGCCCTGGTGCTGGGCTATCGCGGTGTTGAAGTTGAAGACGAACAAGGCGCCGCTTACATGATCGCGGTACGCGCCGATGAACTGGTGATCGAATAATGACGGCAATGAAGGAATGGCGCGCCCGAATGGGCTGGAGTCAGCGCCGTGCCGCACAGGAACTAGGCGTCACGCTGCCCACTTATCAGTCGTGGGAAAAGGGCATCAGGTTGAGTGACGGATCGCCCATAGACCCTCCCCTAACCGCCCTGCTCGCTGCCGCAGCGCGGGAAAAGGGGCTGCCCCCGATCTCGTAATCCCCGGCTTACACAACGCCGCGGCGATCTCCTACAGACACCCGGCACCGGTTTGGTAATCTGTACCTGCCGGCGCCGGCTGACCTCCCCCACAGCCAGCGACCATGAGTCCGCGACTACGCGCCGGCGCTACCTACAGAAGAAGGGCCTGCATGGGTTTGGCTGCGAGCCTGGATCTTCAACTCCGATTAGAAGTTGCGCCTCTTTTCTGATTGTCGTTTCTATGTGGTCGAGTGCGGCTTGAAGTTTTCCCCGGTGTTTATCGACAATGTCCTGTAGCGGCTCGAAGTTGGAATCAGGGGGGAGGCTGTCAAGGCGGGCCTGATTGCGTGCATACCCTGTCGCGCCAAACAGCGTCCCGCTGATGACGCTTTCAAAAATGCGATCAAGCTCATCCGGGATTAAGAGGCGGCCAACTTTGTACTCATCGAAAACCCGAATCCATTGTGCATGAAAATTTCTAAAATCCTCGTTCTCCTCACCACTAATGACATCCCGGCCTTGGGAATTGATATAAATTCCGACAAGCCTCTTAAGCTCTAGAATCATAGGATAGAATTCAGTGAGAAACTCGAACCTTTTTTCATGGAGTCGCCCATATGTAATCTGATGGCGAATCGCCTCCTTTTCCAGTTCCGCCTGAGCTCGAACGATGGAAAGCTCTGCCCGGTGCTTGACCAAGATGCCGATAACGGCACTGATAATCCCTGATACCAGGGCCGGCACCCCAAAGTCACCCCATTCCATAAAACCCCCAACATCAGAATTAGACCCATCCCGATATTACCGAACCATCCCTCGCCCCTCCAGAGGGATCCGGCGCCCTTGCCATCCTGGATCATCTGAGGTATCAAGAAGGAGCCTGCCTGAGCGCCCTACGGGCTGCTGGGTACCGGCTACTGAAAGTTGGGGAATAAAAAAGGAGTCTCCCATGTCGCATGATCACGTCAACTCCTTGATAATTCGATGCTCTAACAAATCTTGTGGAAATTGGTTTCCTTCTCCTATCTTCTTCGGGGATATGGAGAGTTTTGACACTGCCACTATGATAGGGAACACCGTTCAATGTCCTTACTGCTCCCAAATGGTTGGATGCAATAAAGAGAACATGCGAGTGATCTCAAATGACGGAGGGTTCAGGGGCCGCGATACATAAATCCAACAGACCCGCGGCAGCCCTAAGCCGCCGTCTCCTGCTCCATCCTCTCCTGGCTCCACAGCTCGTTCACGACGCGGATCTTCTTGATGAGGCCGTTTAATGGGCGTGAAGAGGTTATGGCATGCCCTATCTGCAGCCGTCGCCGATCCTGCCCGGGGTTTCCGGATGCGCCCGACTCGCTGGTGTAATCGCCGCCATTGGTAGCAAAAGCCACTTTCTCAGCATCCCACCCAAGGCAGGCTTTTAGCAGAGTTCCGAACTGCACCGTTGTACCGCCCATCTGTGGCGTACCGCCCGGACGGGTCGAAACCACTTGCGCTCTAGGTTCGGTCCCATCCCCTCGAAAACCAACCCAGGCTCGATCCGCAACTTCGCCGTTATAGCGGATAAAACCCACTCCGCCGTGGAAAGAGTAGGATACTCCAACCGCCGGAGTGTCCGCGACCATCTCCACATAGATGGTTCGTGGGTACTCAAGAACGGCTGATGGTATCGGGTTAATGACGCAGTAATCTGTAGGCCGCGCCAAATTCGTTCCGTCAACCCAAATAGGCGACATTTGCGGGTGCGGGTATTGAATAACGCCCACGTAATGAATGATCGATTCTCGGGGATCTGGGTACGTGTCGGGTTCGTAGGCAGGGTAGTGATACGCGGCTAGCGTATTCCCCGGATTCGACTGCTCCAACATCGTCATCCAGAGGTGGTAAACCACGCCTCCGTTTGGCCCAAAGCCCATGACCTTCCGGAATCCAACTGTTGCGGATGTTGATCCCTGGGCGCGGCTTAAGACTTCTGTTACCGGGTCGAAAGTGTACCCCGCCTCCCATACGGGAGCGTCCTGATCCCGGAAACCGAACATGATACGAGAGGTGGACACAATCTCCACATATAGATCGTAAGTTGCCCCCCCGGCTCGGAAGCGGGCCGACGCTATAGCCCACCCCAGCCGACGGGGAGGAGAGGAGATTCGCCACTCGTTTCGCGACTTTCCCTTCAAACAAAGATATTGCATCTGATGTATCAAAGTTCACCGAGGTGTAAGCGGCCAATGAATTCGACTGTAGTGTCGTGACGCTTTCATTGAAGCTGATCCCTAACTTTCCCCCTGTAACCGGGTCATGCCTGTATGCTGGCGCGCCAACAGGGTATTCGATGAATTTTCCGTTGGGGCCCATTTCCCACTTGGTGGAATTGCGTGAGAAGTTAAAAAGATTTCCAAAAGGCCTCGTTGCAAGAGTCATTTTTCCCCCTCCATTCTTGACAAGAAGGGGTCGGGCTTGTTAGGGGGGGGGGTAAAAAACATCATAAAAATCTCCTCACTCAACACCGGAAAATTTCACCAGTGGGGTATCGGGATAAACCGTAATTGGTTCCAGTGCGGACATGATCGCTTCTTCCGTCGTCAACACGTTGGCATGATAACCCTCCACCGTGATGCATTCGGGGTATTCGTTGCCGTCGTCATCTTGAAGCATCACGCCCGTTGCTTTTGTCAGAGTGCCGAGGACAACAACCTGGCAAGTCTCGTCCCAACGAGGGAATAAATCTGCCGTCTCGCCAAGGATGTCTTCAACCATTGCCCCCGCTTGATGCAATGCGCTAAGAAGAACTTCTTTGCTCTCGGCCTGCAATCGTAATAGGTTCATGCAGCGGTCTCCTGCTCACGACGCTCTGTGTCCCAATATTCGTTGACGACACGAAGTCTCTTTATAACGCCATTCATAAGACGATCGGATGATAAGCGATGCCCAATTGTCAGCCTCTTTCGAGCTGTCGTGGGCACCCCAGCTACCGAATCCACATCCTGAGAAGAGACCCCATTCACTGTCGCGCCAAACTTTTGGGCATCCCACGACAGAGCAGACTTGATGGATTCGCCATTGGGAATCGAGATACCAGGAAACGCAGTAGCGGGAGACTCACTCCCTGAAACGACATGGAAAATCGGATCGGTGGCGGTTGAGCCGTCGACTCTCATCCATGCACGGTTGCTAATCCCTCCGCCGGATTCGATGCGACTAAATACACCAGTCCTATTGTCCTGAGATACAGTCTCTTCGCTATCGATCTCTATTTCGGCAAATATGGTGCAAGGGTGTTCCTGAACCGCATCCATCAGTGGGTCGATGAACACAAAGTCTCTTGCCCGAGTTCCCGCCGCTCCTTCTGCCCAAATGGGAGGGGTCAGAAACGGAACATCGTAAACACCGATATAGTGCAGGATGGAACCTCTAAACCCGGCAAATGAACCACTCTCGTATCCGGGATAGAAATAAGCTGATAAGTTATTCCCCGGCGTGACTTGTTCGTCTTTCGAGAATCTCAGACGAAAGACAATACCTCCATTTGGCCCAGAGGCAGTTATAACTGCAGCAGTCAGAGCAACTTCCCCAACACTGCTTCCCTGAATTGCCGTGAAGCTTTCCGTGCTAGGCTGAAACGTATACAGAATATCCCAGCCGTTTGCAGTGGTATCTCGGTACCCAAATGCCACTTTTGCTTCCGGGTCCACTGTCTCAAAGATAACGTCAATCGTTGCACCAGCAGCAGGCAAAGCAAATCCATTGGTCGTTGCTCCCACGCTGGGGCTGGATTCATGTATGTTCTCGATCTTCTTCGCAGCCTTCCCCTCAAATAGAGATGGAACGTCGGTCACATTGGTATAGATCTCTGAAGGCAAGATAATGCTATCCGTGTTCAAGGTCGTTACTTCTTGATGGTAGCTGAGACCAAGCCTCTTCCCTGATTCGTAGTCATAACGATAGGCTGGAATGCCCGTTGGAAACTCGATAAATTTCTTGTCTGGCCCCATCTCCCACTTCGTCGAGTTACGGGAGTAGGAGAACAGGTTTCCAAATGGGCGAGTAGCAAGGGTCATGTCAGTTCTCCTGCACTACAAAGGCTTCAGTGGTGAAGTCCAGGTAAAGGGTGGACTCGGCGAGTTCGGGGTGAAGGCTGGCAATGACGTTCAGAAGGCGGCCTTCCATGGCGTTCATGTGGTCGACAGCGGCCTGAAGCGTGGTCGAGTTTGGGTACTGGCCAGTGTCCACGGCGGCGCCACCGTCGTTCTGGTATAGCGTCATTGCCTCAGCGCCGGGCACCCAGAAGAACTCCTGGTCTGACGTGGCGGCCAAACCGGCAGCCGTGTCGGCGTATACGCCCGCACCGGTACCGGCAACCGCCCCGGCCTGCCCAAGCAGCGCCTGGATTTTCCTCATCGCCCGGGTGAAGATCGCGGCGGTCTCGATGTCGCCTTGGGACATCTCCGGTATGCCGTCGGTTGTGAAGTCGCGCTGGATGGCGTACTCGCCGGTTCGGTCAGCGCCCTGGTACGGCGCAGTCAGCGTGATTTGTTCGTTGCCGTCCACGCTGGCGACGTCGTACACGCGACCAACGCCAGCCATGACGAACGAGTCGCCCGGCTTCACGTTGTCCAGCCAGGCCGTCCCGATTCCAGACACAACGGGACTGCCCTGCACCACCGTGGCGGTGCCGGTTCTGTATTGGGACATTGGATTCTCCAGATACTCCGCCGTGTTGATCGGCGAGGTGTCATAAAGCGAAGTCAGTCTTCTATAAAGAAATAATCATTAAGAATCGAAGACATTCTTGGGGAGATTCCTACGCTCCCCGGGATGCTGCTCGCGGTTATACGAAAATCATTAGGGTTCGCGCTGTAGTAGCCACTGAAATTCATTACTTCTTGCAAACTCGAATAGTTCACCCCCGTAAAGGTGTGGGACCAAGCATCATCCATGGACACAGTGATCTCCCCCGCATCCAAGTCAAAGGACACCTCCAGTCTGTTAGGCACATACGTCAAGTCATATAAAACGTTGGACTGAAATGAACCGCTATCTGTGTCCACCACCACATCAGTCTGCGTACCATCAAAGTTTCTAAATGTTAGGGTCACCACTCTATCCCGGGAGACTATCGTCTTCGTGGGATCAGAAGATTGATAAGTGAAGGTGTCTTTAACCTCCAAAAGTATGGGCGGCCCTCCAGAAGCAGATGAAGTGAAAAACCAGAACCTTAAGGTGCATGAAGAACTTTCGCCGGGATCATAAGAGAGCATGCCTCTTGGGAGGGACCCAAAAGCCACTCCCACTTTGATCCGAAATTTCTTGATCAAGGAGAGGTCTTTCCCCTGCGCTCTCAAATCAGGGGTAGCGTGAACCAAACTTGCGCTATCCTGGGTATTCGCCCCCCCAGATGTCTCCACTCGAAGCCCCCTAACAACATGATCAACAATGCCGTTATTGGCTTCCGTGGTGTGGTGGTCGAGTATCACCGCATCCTTAAAGAAAACGTGGTAAACCAGCTTTTGACCGTTGAACATATCGACCCCTTGAATGAGGGAGTCTCGCCCAAGGACCACATCGGTTCCGTTGAAACTAAAGAACTTCTCTCCTCCATCACCGAAGTAGGCTTCCCCAGTGTTGGTGATATAAGCGCGCCATTTGGCCCCATCATAGAACCCCATGCGGTCAGCTGGGATGATGTTCAGTCCAGCCTGCGGTGCCGGGATATGGGGCGAGGCGCCACCGCTCGGGATGAACGCCCACTGATCCGCGATGAAGGTCCCGCTTGTTGCGCCCTGGCCATTTGCCAGTTGGATTCCGGCGACCCGCCCGCCAGCTTCCACGTTCAGCACCCATTGGGCTTCCAGGCCGTTGATGCTGGTGCTGTTCTGATCGATCGTGGCCGTATGCCCATCGACCGTCGTGCTGATGCTGGACAATTGCGTCGCCTGAGCGGCGATGTCGCCCTCGGCATCACTTACGCGGGTATCGAGCGCGTTCACTGCCTGCGCGTTCGCCGCGGTCTCCCCTTCCACGGTGTCCAGGTCGGAACCGATCTGTGTGATGGCCTGGGAATTGGCCGTGGTCTCGTTCTCGTTCTGGGTGACGCGAGTGTCCAGGGCATTGATAGCGGTAGAGTTGGCGCTGGTGTCGGTCTCCACACCATCGACCCGGCTTTCCAGCTGGGTGACTTGGTTGGCCTGAGCGGCAATTCCGTCCTCGTTTTGAGTGACGCGAGTGTCGAGTTGGTCAACCGCGTTGGCCGTGGCCACTCCCAGTTGGTCCTGGGTGTCCACCCACTGGCCGTTCTGGTACACGTAGGGTTTGTTGCCCTCCCCTGTGTGGTACCAGATCGAGCCTTCCGGGATACCCCAGACAAGAAAGGTCTCCGTGGTGAAATCCAGATCCAATACCGGGACATCTGCCGGTGGCGGCGGAAGATCCGCCTCGGTCGGCTCTGTCGCCTTCCGGAAGACCAGCACATCACGCACTGACACCTCAGTCTTGAGCGTGGTGATCTCCCGAGACTGGGCGTCCAGCTCATCTTCGGTCTGTGTGACGCGCGTCGTCAGTCCGTTGATGGCCGTGGTATTGCCGCTAGCCGCCGTGATCGCATCATCTGCCGTTCCCTGCGCGGTGGAAACATCGCTCTGGAGCTGGGTGATGTCACCGGCTTGGGAAGTGATCTGTCCTTCCGCACTGGTTACCCGGGAGTCGAGCCCGCTGATAGCCGTAGAGTTGCCCTGAACGTCCGCGTCCAGGTCCGTGACCTGATTCCCCAGTTGGGTGATTTGGGCGCTGTGGCTGTCTATCTCGCCCTCAGCGACACCAACCCGAGTGTCCAGTCCCTGCAGCGCGGTGGAGTTGGCATCCACTCCGGCTTGGGCATCGGACACATCTCCCTGTAGCTGGGTGATCTGGCTCCCCTGGGAGGTGATCTCGCCTTCGGCAGACGTGACTCTGGTATCCAGCGCAGAGACGGCTCCAGCATTGGCATCGATGTCGCCCTCGGCGGCCGTCAGACCGGTCTGCAGGGAGTCGATCTGGGTGCTGTGGGTGCTGATTGTGCCTTCAGCTGACGTTACCCGAGTGTCGAGCGTGGAAAGCGCCCCAGCGTTGGCGTCCACTCCATCCTGGGCATTGGAAACGTCAGTCTGGAGTTGGGTGATCTGGCTGGACTGAGCGTCGATCTCACCTTCGGCAGTAGCGACCCTGGTATCAAGCGCCGCCACCGCATTGGAGTTGGCCGCAATATCGTTCTCTGCGTCATTCAGGCCCGTCTGCAAACCGGTGATCTGGTTGCTGTGAGTCGTGATTTGCCCTTCGGCGGTGGTCACCCGCGTATCCAGCGCGGAAACAGCCCCGGCGTTGGCGTCCACGCCGCTTTGCGCGTCGGACACGTCTGATTGCAACTGGGTGATCTGGGATGCCTGGGCGGTGATCTCCCCCTCTGCATCCGTTACCCGACCATCCAGGCCGATAATGGCGCTTGAGTTCGCAGCGATGCCTGTCTCGGCATCATCAACTCGGCCACCCATGGTGGCGATAGCTGTGGCATTCTCGGCAATGCCCTGGGCGTTCTGAACGAGGTCCTGGGCATGCTGCCCCAACTCCGTTGCGTGTTGCCCCAGCTCGGTAGCGTGCTGGTTTAACTGGCCGGCATGGTCGATCAGCTGCAGGGCCTGGGAAGCGATGTCGTCAGCGTTCTGAGCCACGTCAGCTCGGATGGCATCCAGATCCGGCCCAAGGTCGCCGACGTCCTCCAGGGACAGGGTGACCGTGGTGGCGCTGAACTCCTGGCTGGTCTCGCCGGGACCAAAGGCGTCACTCGTCGCGATCCGGAAATAGAACTGGGTGCCATCGGCCAGGCCAGAAATCACAATCGGCCCGCCGTACTGCTGCGCCACCAGATTGTCCGGTCCCGGCGTGAACCCGGAGGTCTGGCTCATCCAAACGCGGAGATCGCGATAATCCAGATCCTCGGGCAGATCGAAATCCACCTGAATGGTGCGGAAGCCGGCCGACACCAGCAGCACGGGAAGCGCCGGCGGCGGGTTCTCCACAGCCAGCTTCGCCGGTTCAGCGCTGATCTGGTTCTGCCGGCCCCGGCAGTACACCCTGACCTCGAACGCGCGCCACGCGCCCACAGAGTCGGTCTCGCGGGCATGGTCCTCGGCGTTTTTCTCGTAGGTGTAGACGAATTGGGGATCGTTGACCCACTCCGTGCGCACCAGTGAGAGGCTGCCGGCGACATCGGCCCAGACCTCGACCTGGTAATCCCGGAAATACTGGTCAAGGCCGCCGCTGCTCGCGCCCTGGCGGCCCTCCTGGCCCATCTCGTACCATTCGGTGACGCTGGTCTTCCGCCACACGAATTTGGCATCACGGCCGCCGAAGACGGCATCATTCCCCTGCTCGAACAGCTCCAAGCCATTCACCGGCGGCGCCGGCACCACGTCATCAGGGTTGTCTTCCGGGTTGTCGCTGTCATCACCCGGAGCCCGGACGTGGGTTGTGGTGATCTCGGCAGTGACGCCGGCCGGATTTACTCGGCCAGACTTCGACACGCCGCGGGCCCGCACCTCGTAGGTCTCCCCGTCACTGGGCACCACGAACGTGGCTTCCGGGGACGCAGGGCCGACCTCGAACCACCCAGAGGATCCTTTCGGGCGGTACTCCACCAGCGAGTAGGAATAGCCGGCATCATCCGCCGGCGGGATCGCCGCCACCTCGATGGTAGACAGATTGGCATTGGCGCTGCGCGGCGTATTGGTCAGCTCCGCCAGCACCAAGCGCAATGGGTCACCAGCTGTCGGCGGCTCCTCAGGTTCCACCGGCGCAGGCGGTGCCAGGGTGATGACTCGGAACGCCGCCTCCCACATCACGGCACCACGGGCACCGTAATCCTCAAGGTCGCCACCCATCGGCGCCGGGCCATGGCCAGCAGACCAGTAGTGAGGGGATTTGTCGGCACGGGCATAGTCGCCATTCCAGCGAACCCCGCTCCACGTGAGATCACCTCCATTGGCCACGCAGCGACCAGAGGTCAGCGTAGGCGGGTTGTTGCCAACCCCATCGATGAAGAAGACGCAGGCGCCAGGGCCACCGGGACCACCGGATCCGGTGGCCACCTTGGAGTCCCCATAAGTCACTGTCTTGCCGGCAGCGCCAGCGGTGCCGGACAGATTGATGCGACCTTGCTGCCCAATCTGCGCGCCACGTGAGACGATCATCAGGCCAGCGCCACCATCCCCCCCAATGGCGCCACCTTCGAGATAGATGTTGTCGTTGCCGATGGTCCGGACACCGGAAACACCGCCGCCGGAACCAGATCCGCCTCGGAGGTCCAACGGCAGCGCCACCACCGGCGAAAACCGGGGCTTCAGGCTGGCCGGCACACTGCTGACCTGACCACGCACCACTGCGCCCTCGCGGCTCATGGTGGCGTCAGAATCGACGTGCTCCAGATAAGGACGATCATTGCTGTGGTAGTAGATCCCCAGGCCGCCCTGCGGTGAGGATTGAATGTCTATGTAGCCAGGGGCGCCTTTGTTGATCCCGTTCCAAACCGAACCAAGGTTCCCCGACCAAAACACGCCACGGCCAGCCTCCCAAGCGGTACAGCCAAGTGCCCCGATCTTGCCCCGCCCGACGCCGTCAATTTCGCCGTTGCAGGCGAAGAAGCCGCGCACGAGGAGGCCAACGTTGGAATGGACGGTGACCCTGACGCCGGCCTCGATGAAAAGGTCAGACGGAGTCCAGAAGAAGGCCCCGTCTTGGTCCAAATTTGCATCACCGGCAAGCGTGATGTCGCCGACAATCCGCGTGACCTCACCCGTTCGAGTTACTTTGCCCGGGAAATTGTCTGGCGAGATCTCGGTGCCGCGCTCATAAGCAGCATCCGGGATGGCCGTACCGGATTGAGATGGCAAGAGCTCGGCGGCAGGTTGGCTGGACCCGAAGAGCGTCACTCGGACGTCGCCGGTCTTCCAGTCTGTCTGGACACGCTGAATCTCAAAGTTGCGGTTGAGGTGGCCATCCTCGGCGGTGCCGGTGTAGTCCTTGATGGAGATAATGTCCACCCGGACGATGTCGCCGACCTCCAGGTCGTTCTGATCAGGGGTGAGGGTCAAGGTCAGGCGGAGCGGCGGCCCGGCGTAACGGTCGCGCAGGCCATTGAGCAGGTCCACGATGGTGTCGCGGGAATACCGGTTGCCATGGAGCCCTCGGAACTCCAGTTCCAAAGGGTCGTTCCTGCCGTGGACGTCGATGGATTCCAGATCAATGAACGGGTTCAGTCGAGTGAACCGCTCGTCGAAGATGGACCAGCCCCAGGAGACATAGATCTCGTTGGTGAGCGCGCCCATGTCGTGCTCCAGGGCGCCGGCGCTGACGACGTGGTCTTCGGTCAGTCGGCGGGCATACCCGCCATCGGACAGCACACCGGTGATGCGGCGCAGGCCGATCTGCCCTTGGCTGTCGATAGGCATATACAGGCCCATCAGACGGGCAAGTTGCTCCTCGACGAACTTCTTGCCGTCCTCCTCTTCCAGGCGCTCAAACCGGACGATCAGCCCCTGATTCCGGTCTTCCGCGTCCCAAAGATCATCCCCGATGTTGAGGAAATCAGCCGTGCGAACGAATTCGGGGCTGATGCCCAGGTGCCAGTGAGACGGCAGTGTCTCGCCCGGGTAGCCATACAAGGATCCGGTGAGCAGCGCGTACATGGCCATGGGGCCGGGCATTTCGAGGTAGATGAACTCGCGCACCGTCGGCGCCGAATCCGCTACATCATCGCTGCTCAGGTCAACCGACAGCACCGGCGTATGGAGTGCACCGCGGCCCCAAACGTCGCGAACCTCGGCACCTGGAAGTGCCCCGCCGTGCCCCTCGCACCCAGTCAGGGTATTGCCGTTCTTCCCGGTCCACGTAAAGGGTTGCCGGACGCCATTGCTGATGATCACGCCCCACCCGCGATTCCTGAAGCCAGAAGCGTCGGCCAGGCGAACATTGGAATTAAGGCTGATGGTCAGACCAACCGTCGTCGTTCGGGTGCTGGCGACCTCCAGTCGGCCGTCTACAATCTCGTCGTAGGCGATGACCTCGAAATCGTCATCGTCCCCCTCGATCTCTACCAGGCCGACGCGCTTGCCCGGGAATAGCGCCCCTTCCACATTTGGATGCAGGACCATCTGAAGGTTGGCGGTGGATTGAACACGGACATAGGAAGAGCGCGGCCCAAGGGACTCGGCCAGATTGGTTTCCACCTCCGTGAAAATGTCTTCACGGAGCGCGCGCTGGATGTCTGCCGTTTTAAACCGGTAGGCGTTGTCCTCATAGGAAACGGAATCGACGATCTGCGTCGTGGCGAGGATGTATTCGTTCCAGTCGAGGCCAGAAAACCCGACATAGAAGCGGACTGTCTTCCCGCGCAGACCCTTGCCCTCTCCGAGCTTGGCCTTCTGCAGTTCAGTCAGGCCATCGTCCAGGATGCCGAAGCTGATGGTGCCGATCTCGCTGTTCGCCTTCAGCGGGTCCAGCTTCTGGCTGGTGCCGGCGGCCGTGGTCAGAACGCCACTGTAAACCGCCTCCCCGGCCAGCCCGATGACGTCGGCATGGGACGTGAAATAGGCCAGATCCTCATCACCGAAATCCAAAACGAAGACAAAGCGGGGCTCGCGCGTCAACTGAACGTTTAACGCGGCAAACTCAGTGTTATCGATGCGCATGGTTCACTCAGGTCAGGCGGCGGACTTTGAAGGCGTAGGTGTAGTAACCAACTGAGTTGTAGAGGGCCTCACGGACCTTGCCGTCGATCTCGACTTCCAGGGGGTCGTCTCCGAGGGTTCCCAGCGGGTCGATCGTGAACGCCTCGCCAGCCGCTACCGAATCGATCCACTCGGCGATCTGATCGGCCAGCTCCGCCTCGTCGCCCAGCTTGTACACGGGGATGGTTTGGGCAGAGAACGACTTCTCGATGCGGTGCAGCGTCGTGAACTTCCTGCCGCTGAGGGAAGTGCTGGAGCTGGTTTCCGGATCAGAGGCCGGCGTCCAGTCAGACAGCTCCACCTCAAACTCATAGCTCTGCCCCGCCACGTGCCCGTCCATCAGGCTCCGTTTGGCTGTGTAGGTGATCACCGCCATGGATGCTCCAGATACAAAAAAGCCCGCACGAGGCGGGCTGGTGGGCAGGAGGAAGAAGGCTTATCGGGAAGTGGCACCAGCCAGGGGGCTGGACTCGGAATCGATCAGGTTCTGGTAGATCCACTGCGGGGCGTCACCGGCCGGGGCACCCTCAACCTCCACCACCAGGTTGGCGTAGGCCCGAAGTCCCTGCTCGGCAGCCTCAGCAGAGGCAAAACCGCGCAGGACCGCCTGCGTTTTGCCCTGGAGCAGCTTCACCGTGTATTGGGTCAGTACCCAGTAACCGGCTTCGGCGCCTGATTGGGGATCCTGAGCGGCCTTGGCCAGACCGGAAATAGCTTTTGCCATGATCGTTCTCCAATAAAAAAACCCGCCGATGCGGGTGTTGACAACACAACATTTATGTTGCATTATTTCCCCATCGAATCACGGGGGAGGGGCATGAAGTACAGCGAATTCAAGCGGTGGCTGGAACAGCAAGGAGCCACATTCGAGGCCAGGAAAGGCAGCCACATGATGGTTTACCTGAACGGCAAAAAGACCATCTTCCCCAACCACGGAGCCAAGGAAATGGGCAAAGGGCTCGAAAACAAGATCAGGAAAGACCTCGGGCTGAAGTAGCCCGGGGCAACTTAACTCTTAAAGCGAGACAGCTATGTATTACGACGTAGTGCTGGAAAACGACGGCGACACCCTGCTGGCTACCTGCCCCGATCTACCGGAGGTGGCAAGCGTCGGTGATGACGAAGGCGAAGCACTCCTTAATGTGGTCGAGGCCATTGAGCTGGCGATTCAGGTTCGCATCGCGGAACGAGAGCCTGTGCCCGAACCTTCCCGGCACCGCAAAGGCCGCCATCCGGTTCGCGTGCCGGCCCAGGCTGCAGTAAAGGCCCTGCTCCACAACGAGATGCTCAAGCAGAACATGCGGAAATCCGATCTGGCTCGAGCCATGAGCATTCACATGCCCCAAGTGGACCGCATCCTGAACCCGAAGCACTCGACCAAGCTGGAGACGCTGGAGCTTGCCTTTGAGAAACTGGGCAAGCATCTTGAGGTCCGCGCCGGCTGATCAGATCAGTCCGTTCGGCGCTATGGCCGAGATCAAGCTCGCCGCTGCGAACATCAGGATAGATATGGCAATCGCCCAGGCGAGGCGCCGGGTCGGTTTGCGCTCTGCCAATTGCATGAATACCTCCAGTAATTTGCTATACTGGTCCAATCGTTGACTCCTTGAGTGCGCAAGGGGTGGAACGAAAAAACCCCGGGAGGCGGCCACCTTCCGGGGTTTTGCTTTTGGTCTTTATTTAGCGGCTAAAAATTTGGCCGCCCAACAGCAGGGGGCAACAATGACAACAATCAACCTGATGGATCTGTTCGGCATTCCTCAAGCCAAGCTGAAAGGAAAGCCGACTCACGAATACTTCGAGAAATACAAGCACCGCCTGGACATCATGCTGGCCTGCGCCCAGGCCGAAGCAGACAACTACTGGCAGCAACCGCTTGGCCGGCGAGTCTGCGCAGCACCAGCCTCCTTCCTGCGTGTTGCCATCCTGGCACGCAAAGATAAGAAATATGATGTGGAAGTTGCCGCTTGCGAGCTGTGGTACAGCATCATCTACGACTACAAAGCCCAGGATGTTGACTGGGCCATGGTTGATAAAGGGCCGACATCAAAAGCCATTTTGGCAAGGCTTCCGAAGGCCAGGGAGTTACGGAACAAAGCCAGAGACAAATGACCCCGCTATCGCGGGGCCTTGTCTATGCTACGGGTCCAGTTCTTGGGGGCCCGCTGGACGGCCCTTCAGCTCATCTCTGAGGGCCTTCACCACTGAATCGTGGATTAGATCGTACGTCCGCATATCAACCAAACCATCTTCTTCGATGCCTCTCCGAAAGCTATTCATGTTTAGGGCGGCCTCTCGGCCCTCAAGTGCACCCCCGCTTCGCAACTCAAAAACCACGCCTCTCAGCGCTGAAACGGTCGCTGCAAGTATCGCCTGTATTCGCATTTCCTGACGGATTTCTGAGTCCACTCGGTACCCTCTTGGCTACTGTTTCGGTTGAGAAATTCTGAACACATCCCGGTAGTTCGCCACCGGATCGACCACCACCACATCTACGTAATCATCAATCGGGCTTTCCAGACCCACCAGGGTGGTGCTCCACCACATATCCCATGTGTTTCGGTGCGGCGGCTTCGGCACTCCATCCGAGCCTTTTGCCCTTTGAAGGACTTCGCCGTTCTTCGTCACGATGATTTCGAGAAACTTGCTCTTTGCCGTCTCAAGGGTCGGCGCATCAATCCGAACTACGACGTATCCATTTTTAAACGGGATTTCTTCTGGCTCCCGCATTGCCAGCTTTGCGGCTTCAGCTTCACGAGCCCTGAGCATCTCGTAAGGAACGTATTCTACCGTCGCCCGCCCCCACCGCTTGGACTTCTCGGTCTGTTGGATCTCGTATCCATTCCCCTCGCTTACAGGGACGCCGGCCCACTTATCCATGTTGGCACAGCCGCTCAGAACCGCCACCAATCCCAATAGCCCCCAAACTGCTATTCTCATCACAGATCCTTCCTCTTTGGTTTTATCCAACCCTGGATAATATGCGACATAGATCACAGTTCCAACTCAGCGACCACTTAGTAGGCGCCCGTTCCGGCTCCGGGCATCAATTAAGATCTCGTCACGGTTATTTACGGAGTCCTTGAACCCTTCCTTGATAATATCAACAAGCTCCTGCATTCCATTGGAGCCAACGACGCTGCCACTTACACTAATGGTAATGCTTGGCCCAGATGACTCGCCAGACCCTCCGCCGCCGTCTAACTGGATGGGCGCAGGCGCCGCCGGCACTGTCTGGATTCCGCCAGAAATTCCCGCCGCGCCGCCACCGCCTGAGAATGAGGTGGACTGAATTGCGTGCAGTTGGGCGGTTTGGGCGACCACAGCGGCGGCGGCAGCAATTGGTGCCAGAATATGGCCGATCCCTGGCACAGATGCCGCAGACGAATAAGCGTTGGATGCTGCAAGCGGGATATTGATCAGGCCTTGGGCAATGGCTGCCGCCTTCCCGATCTCGAACATCTTCCGGTTTTCGGAAGACATCAGGCCCGTAAGCATCCCGAATACTTGGGCCGTACCCTTTAGTTGCGCCTTCCAACGCTTGTCGTCAAGATCCGCAAGATCATCTTTGTGGCGCTGGTCTTCTTCGGCTATTGCCTGATCCCAGCGCTCCTTGTTATTGAAGTCTGCCTCCCTGGCAGCGTTCAAAATTTCCAGTCGTCGCTCATGATGCTCGCGCAGGATGTCTTCTTCATCCATATACCGTTCGAGCAACTTCTCGCCAGAGGAAATATCGCTCTGCCGCTCTTTTTCCATCTCAGCAACAAGTTCATTGCCGTACCGCAGTGACTCGTTTCGGGCGTTGAGTGCCGCGATCTGCTCGTTGTAGGCATCCCGCGCCCGCAGAGCGGCTTCGGCATCATTGAGCTGGGCCTCTGTAGCCCCCTCGATGCGCAGGCGGTACAGCTCAGCCTGCGTGGCAGTCATGCCCAGGGTCTCGGCTTCGAGCTGGAGGCTGTCTACACGGCGCTGGATGGACTTGAACTGGTCTTCAGCGGCTTTGATGGCGCGCTGGCGGGCGGCCTCTTCCTCTTTGGCCATCTCGCCGATGATCTCGTTGGCGATGCGGGAGGATTTTTCATAGTCGATGCCGGTGCCAACATTGGCGATCTCTTCAAGCAGCTTTTTGAGCCGCTCGCCTTCCTGCCTAGCGCTATCGATCTCCTTTGCAAAGGTGATTAGCTTATTGACTTGGTCATCAGTGAGACCTTCAGACTCCCGCAGGCCCTCAATGACATCAAGCAGGTCCTCGCCGTTTTCATAGGCCTCTTTGATCGGCGCCGACAGATCCTGGAATTCGGATCGCAGCTCCATTACCCCGCGAACCGGACCATCCTTGGCGATGGTCTTGATGACCTCGCCCCAGCCCTTGGTCTCGTTGGCAACGGTGTTCAGCATTTCGACAAATGCTGTTTCCGCTGCCCGCGCAGCGGTTTTCTGCTGGTTTACCCACTCAACCCGAAGGCCTTCCCTCTGAACCCTGTTGAGGTCGCGGTACTTTTCGACCAGCGAATCCAGCGATGGAACGGCCTGGCCCAGGCTTTTGCGGAACTCCTCGACCTCTTGGCGCGCATTGCGCTGGTCTTCGGTGAATGCGTATACGGCATACCCAACTGCAGCCAGAGCAGTCGCCACGGCACCGATGGGCCCGCCCAGCAGGGTCAGTGCCACAGATGCGGACTTGGCCGCCGCCGCGGCTCGCGTGCTGGCAGCGGCTGCCGCATTGGTTGCTGTGGTGTAGGCGGCTTCGGCGGCGGCCACCCGGGTCGCGGACACCGCCAGGTGATCCATGGCGATAGCGTGAGCATTGGTGCCGGCTGTCGCTTTCGCATCAGCCACGGCGCGGGCTTGAATCAACTTGGCCGCGTTCAGCTCCGCCGCGGCTCGGCGAACGGTCTGATTCGCCGCTACAGCCTGGGATTCCGCCACAGCGGCCTGCGCTTTGGCGTTCTTCAGGGATTCGACGGTATCCGCCGCCTTGGCCACCGCCGACGCGCCCAGAGAGGCAACAAGCCGCGTCCCCACCACCGTAGACAGGAAGGCGATGGAGTCAGCCAGAAACTCATAGGTGTCTGCTTGGTCCTGGGTGATCTTCTCGTTATCCACCATGACCGGCAGCAGGCCGTTGAAGGCGTTCAGCACACCCGTGGCGGTGTCGATCACCGTTTGCAGGGCGCCGCCCATGCCGCCATCACCAAGCTGCAGGGTTGCCTCGGCTGCGGCACTGCCAAAGCCCTTCAGTGATCCGGTCAGCCCCTCACCCAGAATGCCGGCCATGCGGGATGCCGCCCCTTCCGCATCCCCCAGCCTGTCGGTCAGTTCCTGTACCCGACCGCTGGCACCGAGCAGGATTTGCGCAGCGGCGCCAGCCTCGGATCCGAAGATCTGGAAGGCGTCAGCGGTGGAGATGTTGGCCTCAGCCAGTCGGTCGATAACCGGTTGCAACCCACGGGTGGAGATGTCCACCTCACTGACCGAAACGCCATAATTGGCCAGCGCTTCAGCCGCCTGTGGCGTGACGTTGGAAAGTTGCCGTATGAAGCCGACAAAGCCGGTACCGGCACGGGAAGCCTGAAGGCCTGCGTCAGACAAGGCGCCAATGGCGGCCGACGTTTCCTCGATGGACACGCCGGCGGCGGTGGCGATTGGGGCAGCAAAGGACAGAGCCTGTCCCAACTGCATTACGTCCGTGTTCGCACTTGCAGCAGTGGCCGCCAATACATCGTTGACCCGGCTGAGCTCTGACACCTCCAGCCGGAATCCAGAAAGCGCGTTTGAGGCGAGATCAGCGGCGGATCCGAGATCCATGCCAGATGCTGCGGCCAACTGCAAGATGCCCGGAGTAGCTCCAAGCACCTCGTTAACCTCAAAACCAGCCTGGGCCAGGAACCTCTGGGCGTCAGCCGCCTGCTGAGCGGAGAACATGGACGTTGCGCCCAGTTCCCGCGCCTGCTTCTCCAGAACCGCCATCTCTGCGGCCGTGGCGCCAGAGACAGCCTGCACTCCGCGCATGGCTTGATCGAAGCTGGCCAGGTCCCCGACGATCTTCCGCAACGCCGCAGAACCGGCAACAGCCGCCATGGCTGCGCCGATGACCTTGAACCCACCAGCGATCTGATCTGAGGCCCTGGTCGTTTGGCGCTCGACGCGATCAGCCTGAGCACCGAGACCAAGCAGGGCCTGATCCGCACGGGAAACATCCGTGCTATCAACGGCCAGAATCAGGCGCGCGGTTTCGTTCATGCCATACCTTTGAGCGGATCTGGTCCAGACGCCGGAGCACGTCCACTTCCCACGGCAGGAGGTGGATGCGCTTCAACGCAGCCCAGTGATGGATTTCGGTGTAGGTGCACTCGCCCAGGTCGCAGAACCACTCCCAGAGGTATTGGGTGCCCTCTGGGGGCGGGTCCAGCTTCAGGCTCTTGGGTTTGTTGCCGGTCTGCTTCCAGACCTGCTTCAGTTGGTCCCGGTGAGATGTACCGGTTTTGGGATTGGGAAGGGTTTGCGCTATTTCTGCTTCCGCCCAGTCGTAGAGTCGCTGGACGGCTTCCCGAAAAAACGCGCGTCATTGCTGGCGTAGCGATCGATCATGTCGCGGAGCTGAGGAGCGTTGCGCATAAACTCCAGCGCGCTCTCCGGAGTGCACTCCTCGTCGAAAGACCAACCGGCCACCAGCGCGGCCGTCAAACGGGCATGGCGCTCGGTTGGGTCAATCTCGCGCCCTTCCGTCGCCGCTTTCATGTCATCCCGATAACTCTGAGCCTTTGCCTGCTGGAAGGCGTCGGACCATTGCGACCGGATGAGGATGTACTCATCCGTCATCTGGCCATCGGGCGTCATCAGATTGACCTTGACGCCCTCGTTCGCCTTGCCGCGGGTAAAGAACTGCTCCATTCCCATTACACAGCACCTCGGGTTACGACGATCTGGGACTCCTCCACGGAGTCGTAGATAGCCTGGAATTGAAGGGGGATAGTGACTTCGCCCTCCCCGCTCACGTCCGGCTGGCCGGCGGTGTACTTCACGCGAGGCATGGCGAATTGGTAGTAGTTGGCGGAGTCCGCCAGCTCGAAACCGATGTTGGTTTCGGTCTCGTTCAGGAACTTCTCGTACAGCGCTTCCGACTCGAACCACGCGGTCAGCGTGCCGGTCAGGTTGGAGCGGCCAATGCTGGTGCACTGCGCGGTCTTACTGCCCACCACGAACAGCGGATTGATGCCGTTCTCCAGGGTCAGGGAAAGCTCGGTGACAATGGCGATCTGTGCCCCGCCTTCCGTGATCTCGCCAGAGAAGGAGTCGAATGGAGCACCGGTAGTGGCGGGGTCATACGTGGCGCCGGTAATGGCAGCCTGCCCAATCCCTTGGGAGCGGCCCACGACGCCAAACGAACCGGTTACGATGGCATTCGGCGCCACCGTCAGGTTGAAGGTGTTGAACTCACAGCCGCGGTACCAGAGGTACTGTCCGATGTCCTCGAAATGGCGCTCGATGGTGAAGTGGCGGCGAGTCGTGCCGGCCTTGACAACATCCGTTGCCCAGGTACCGCAAAGCACCGCTTCCAGCATGTCGTCGAAGGCGCCGCCGTAGGAGAACTCGAACGATAGGTCGCCACCGACCTGCTCGTTACCGTGGCGGACATCAGCGATCTGTCGATCCTTCCGCAACTCGGCACTCTGCAGGGTCTCTTTGGTCAGCCCCAGCGTGGTGCCGGTGTTGCGAATCGGGGTGAAAACCGGCGTGGCCGGCGTGGTGCCAGCAGTGGCCTCAGCCACCAAGGCCATAGCATGGCGTGAGCCATTTGCAGGGCAGCCCATAGCAAACCTCCATCATGGGAAAGCCGCGTCTCACGACGGGGCGGGTTGGGACGTCTCACGACGGCCAGAAACGAAAAAGGGCCGCCAATCGGCAGCCCTTTGGGAGAAATGCGCCACACCCCCACGTCTCACGACGGTAGGGCGCAGCGGCTTTAATCGACCGCCCGGTTAACCCAGGCGCTCCAGTAAATGGTCATGCTGGTCCGGGACCAGTTCTCCACCCTGCGAGGCTGAGACACCCCGCACGAGCGGATGAGCACATGGAGAGGCACCCAAACGCGGTATTCCTCTTCCGTGAAATCCAGATCCAGGGTTGTACCAAGGGCCGGAGCATCGATGCGCCGGCCAGCCACGTAGCGCGCGGCGATCTCGTCGGCCTTATCAAGTGCCGCGGCGTCGCCCGTATCCAACGGATAGTTGAGATCAATCTGCATGAACCCGTCGTGCCGGTCCTGGCCGGTACTGCCCAAGGTGGCTACCCCAGGCTGAGCTGGAACCACGAACAGAGAGACCCATGGCTGATTGTCAGCTTGCGCCTGCTCCACCCCTGCGCCGGGCTTCTTGTTCGGGTAGGCGGTCGGCAAGCCAAACTGCCCTTCCACCCAGCTCAGAACCAAGGCGTTGCGGATGTCGCGGAATCTCATAGGCGGTACTTTTGGGCCGAGGCCTGCACTATCTGTTGGAATTGGGCGGCGGTCGCCCGGACCATGCCGTTTGGTGCTTGGGTGCTCCAACCATCGAACTCAAGTCGAGGGCCATACGGGAGGTTGTTGGTCAAGAACGTAACCCGGCCACCTTTGAGCGCACTGACGACCTCCGCCATCTCGGCCAACGAGGGCTCCGCCCCCCTCCTGTCTACAATTCCAGTAGCGGGCTGCCCAACAGTGGTTCTCCAATTCCCCCGAAAGGGTCCCTGGTCAACAGGTGAGCGTGTGATAACCAACGTAATGACCTGGATCTCCACATCCGCGACAGTCTTATTCAGGGCCTGAGACGCTTGCCGGGCAATCCGGCTGACATCGGCCGCAAAGCCCATTAGGCGTCCCTCAGCTGGACAACCCAGGCCACGCTTGCCGGATCCTGGCCAACAGTCATTACCCGCTTGCCGTCGATGTCATCGCCGTCCGCCGGCGCGGTGCTCAATTCGTTCTGAAGCACCGTCAGCTTCTCGTCGGTCGCCAGGATGTGCTGGTTATCCACTTGCTCGGCTTTGAACCTGCCGAAAACCCCGCGTCCGCTGAAGGTCTCAGTGGTGGAGGTTTGCTCGCCGGTTACCGGATCGTATTCGCCAGTGGTGACCCGGGTCAGAGTGAAGGCACGCACAGCGTCGGCCAGATCCTCATCGAACGCCGCGGCGATGTCCGTCTGCAGATCGTCACGCAGACCCATCAGACCTTCCTCAGGAACTGCACGGCCGCCGCCTTGATGATCCAGGGCGCCAACAGTGCGGAGATGAACGACATGGCGCCAGAGGTCGGGACAGCGCCGTCCTGGTATTCGGTCTCCGATTCCACGGTGTCAGCCTTGACCTTCTTCCGTTTGATCGCCGGTATTTGGTCGGCATACAACCGACCGGCGGCCGCTTCCTTGGCCAGTTCAGCACCGGCGCGCGTCACCGTCTCAGGCTGGGTTTCCCAGGACTTGAACCGGAGCGTGTTCAGGTACGCATTGGCCTGATACACCGCCAGGTCCTTGTCTCCGCTGCCAGCCCAATCGGGGCCAAGCAGGGTATCGACATCGGAAACGGTGACGTACTCGATCATGCGGCGGCCTCAGCCAGCTTTTTGCGGATGGTTTCGGTTTTCATGTTGGCCGATGGCGCCTTGCCGAACTTTTCTTCGTAGGCCCTCTCCAGATCGGGGCGCTCCGGGTCTTCTTCCCTGGGGCTGGCACCGATCACTTCAACTTCAATCTCTCGGCTCTCGTAAGCGGCGACGATCGCCGGGAAATCACCCTCAATTGTGACTTTTTCGGCACGAGGCTCGATGCGCCCGAAGTATTCGGGGTTTCGATAGTGCTTCCCTTTCTCGAAGTTGCTCGTGCGTTTGGTATAAACAACGTGCATAAGAATTCTCCACAAAGAAGAAAGGCGGCCCGAAAGCCGCCCTTCAGTCATGCCAAGCCCTTTACGGGGCTGCCGGGGTGGTATCGATCAGAACGCCGGCGGTGGACTTGTTGCTGTTGGCGTACTTCGTCCAGTTCGCAGCAGCACCAACAGCGGAGAGGTCCGGGTTGGCACCACCCACGCCGTCGTTCCAGCCATAGCCCATCAGGTCCAGGTTGAAGGTGCCCTCGGCACGGAACCCGAGAGCCAGGTTCTCCTGGTCGTTGATCGGGTAGGACCGGAAACTGGGCGCCTGAGACTCGGTGATGGTGACCGCGCCAGCCTGCAGGCCGAACACCGTGTTTGCCGGTGTTTCGTCCGTCACCAGCACGGGCTTGCCCAGAGTGCCGGGCTGACCGCCGTAGATGACCAGGCCCGCTTCTTCGTAGATTTTCTCCGCGATGGAGTTGTCCACGATGTCGAAGTAGTTGCCGGAATCCATCATCCACATGGCTACCCGGTTGAAGCGGTCGCCCATGGTGCGCAGCGCCCGGGTGAGGACGATGCGGCCGTCCACGGAGAACTCGCCCGCTACCGACATATCCGCATTGGCGGAAATGGCGGCTTTCAGGGCAGCGGTGGCGTAGGTCAACCGGCCCTGCATGAGAGCGTCCGCGTAATCGCGACCCACCAGTTCGGAGAACTCTTCCGGCGACCGCGCGCGGCGCTTGAAGGCTTCCTCGGTGGTCTCATACGGGCCGTACTTGAACGGCACCTTCACGCCGACCATCTCGCCGGCACCGATCTTTTTACCGGTAACCGGATCGGTGGAGTTCACGTCGCGGTGCTCAATGGCGCCGCCGATGTTGTAGAAGGAGCGCTTACGGAAGTCGCCTTCGATCATCTCGGAATCGAGAACGATGGCGCCCCGTGAAGCGGCATTGAAGACCTCAAAGACCTCTTGAATCCGCTCCAGATAAGCGGTTTGGGCAAGATCGTTGTAGATCACCATGTCAGAATTGATTGTGGTAGCCACGAGCTATCCCTCATTTCGGTAAACGTAGATACTCCTGTTGCCCGTGTTTCTGAATGAAGGCGTACTTCTCTTCAGCGGACATTTCGGAGCGCTTCTTGCCTGTGGCCTTGCCACCATTGTTCCCCGGGGCTCCGCCGCCTTGCGGCACAGGGAACCAGTGCGGTGCTTTCTCTTGCATGGACTTCAGCCACGCCAGCGGCGTGAGCGGTTTACCATCCGCATCAAGCCCCGCTTCTTCCTTGGGCACGACTTCGCCCTCATCATTGACCTCAAACAAGGCGCCAGCGCGATAGATCGCGTCTTCCACGGCCGAATCAACCAGACCGGCCTTGCCGGCCGCGGCACGGATCTCGTCACTCATCACCCGACCTCGAAACTTTTGGGCAAATGCTTTGGACCCTTCCGCTGTCTTCTGGGCTTCGGCTAGCTTGCGGTCGTATTCCTCCCGCATCCGTTCAGTACGCTTATTAAGGACCTCGTCCAGCTTCCCATCCGCGATCAACTGGGCCTCTTCGTTTTCGGCCAGCTGTGCTTCCAGCTTTCGAGCACGCTCCGGATCGATACCGTCGTACTGCTTGAGTTGGTCCTTCAGGGCACGCTGGGCTTTCAGCAGCTCGTCGCGCTTCTCTTTGAGACCGCCGACTTCACTGTCCAGTGCTTCCTGATGCTTGGCAGACAGCGCCTCCTTGAGGGCGTTTGCCTTGTCGTCATCAAGTTCGATGCCCAATTCATTCAGGTCAATGTCGAAAGACATGTCATGCTCCTAGAGCTTGGGTTAAGCCTGCCTTGCAGGCATAAAAAAACCCGCTCAAGGCGGGTTGTGGTGAAAATCAGTTTGGCGTCAATCCAGGTTGCCGAGACGCTTCTGTAGCTCCATCGACAATTTCCAGTGGAACGAGGCCATGAATACGTCGGCGAGCGACGCTGTTCCGGACTGGATCCGGACAAAGCGGCGCCACCATTCAATGAAATCGGGGTCTGCGGGCTTCATGGCCGCAATCCTAACCGAAGATCTCCTTGAAGGTCTCGGTGTCCTTCTGTCGGAGCTGGGCCAGGGTGTACTGCTTGCCAGTTGGGTCAACAAACCGGTCGATTTTGTACCCACCTTGCTTGTATAGCTTGTAGCGGGCCGGCCCAAGCCATTCTCGCTGAAAGGCGGCGGACTGCCGAGAGAACCACTTGCCGTAGTTGGTGTTGGCCGACACGGTACCCACCATGTCCTTGGTCCGCTGGTCCTTCGGCACCTTGCTGATTGGCTCAAAGGCACGGACATAGGGGCGTTCGCCCATGATGTTGTCGTCCAGGCTCGGCACCAGTACAGACCGGCAGTTCGGGTGGGCCGGCGGCCGGGGATGGTTGCTCCCGATTGGGTACCGTTGGCCGTCGCGAGATGCGCAGATCTTGCTCGTGCGACCGTCCAAGGTGGCCGTCCAAACCAGTGTCTGAACACCCAACGCCTGGTATGTCTCCTCGTAGGCGGCGTTGGCCACATGATTGGTGGCTGTCCGAACGACACGCTCCGCCGCCACTCGCGTGGTCTGCATCAGCCCATCCCGGTACCGAAGCGCCTTGGTGCCACGGAGTGCCCGGGTGATCTGACTGGTGGTTTCGCCCTGGGCAATGCCCTGCCGGATCCGGGAGAACACCTGCCGGCGGGCGCGATCCGGGATGTCCGCGACCATGTCTTCCACCAACTCGCCCAGGATCGGCTGGCGCCGCGCCGCGGCGGCGGCTGTGGCAGCAGTCACCCCGGTGCCGACCGGATTTGTCACCACAGCTTCCAGCAGCTTCCTGGCGAATTCCGCTTCATTGCCGGCCAGCTCATCCAGGCTGCCGAGCACTTCCGTGTCCAGCTCCTTGGCCAGATCCTCAGCCCACCGGCTGATGGTATTCCTGAGCCCTTTCAGGCGGGATGTCGTGTACCGACCTTGAGAAAAGGCCTTCAGCTCCGCCGGCGTGAGGCTATCCAGCCTCTCTGCCAACTCGGAGACCAATTGCCCGGCCAGCTTATCGATGATCCGGTTGGCCCTGTTGGCGCCAGCCGTCGCAACCCGGTTCAGGTAGCTGCTGTGCCTAGCCATAGCGGAAACCATCTTCTCCTGGGCAATCCTCCTTGACTCCCGGTCGTTAGGCATTGCGATTTACTCCGAAGGCTTACCGTGTCTTGCGGTATATCCGCCGTCCTTGCTCATCCAATCTGCACGAGCCCGAACCGCATCCTCGATTCGCTCATAAAGCCCCAAGTGCTTGCTTCTACCGTTCAAGCTGCCAACGGCCTGCCACTTACCAGTCTTTGCATGCCAGTAAACTCCGACGTGCCCGCTGGGATTGTCTCGGCGCAACCTGCGATTCCGCGAATTGATACTGCTTGAAGCAATACGGAGATTGGAAAGCCGATTATCCAGGCCATTACCATTAAGATGGTCAATATGCTCATCTGGTGCGAGAGATCCCCTCTCCATTGCCACTACAATTCGGTGAGCGGCATATGCTTTCGAGTTGATAAAGATGCTCACATACTCAAGATCGCTGGGGGCAGACTTCCTGGTCCCCGCGACTTTCCCGCCATACCTTTCAACCCACCTGGAATATACAAGGCTTCCCATCCCGTCTTCGGGGCGGTCAGCCCTCCAAATTAGATTCCCTGTCACTGGGTCATAGCGGAAGTATCTGGCTAACTCCGAACCTATCAGCGAACCGTTCTCATCCACTACGCCGTCCGCTGTCAGTGATGAGGGCCGCGCGACCCTGATATTTTCGGCCTTCAGGTTCTGCAAGTCCCCGTCGATGCACTCAACTTCATCGCCGGGGCTCACCTCCCCATAACAAAGGGCGGCCACAATCCGATTGAGCTGCAGCGGCACGCCATTGACCTTCACCGTCTTTCGGCTAGCCGGGGTCTTGGCTGTGATTGGCTTTCCGCAGTTTTTGGCTTTCCATGAGTTGAAATAGCCCGGCCTCATTCCATCAAGCGGCCGATCTTCTCGCCACATCAAAACGCCAACACTTGGATCGTAGGTAAAATAACGCGAAAGATACTCACGGGTGAGAGGGCCCCCAGGGCTCCAATCTGGCATCGAATTGTCTCCTATTCGATATGTCTCCTGTAGGGCATGACAGGGAGCGAGACAACTCCTTTTCGGCCGCTAAGCCTAGTCATGCGCCGATAATTATACCTGCTTGCAAGTGCGCACCGCCACAGCCATGGCCTCAACCAGGCGTTCCTGGGCGGCGCGGCGGGCCTGCTTATCGCTGGCCATCAGGCGGCCTCTTCTTCCTCATCGTCGTCCAGGTCTTGCCCAGGCGGCGTACCACCATCGTCCTCGCCGCCGTCCCCACCATCGCGCAGCGCTTCCAGCTGATCATCCGTCAACTCTGTGAGTTGGGCTTTCCGCATCACATCAAACAGAACCTGACGCGGAACCTCCCCGGCCAGGACCATGTTTGCGATGATCTGCATCATGGCCGCGTCCACCTCTTCCTTGGTGAACTTGGGCACAATGCGGAAGACGACTTCGCCGGAGGCGCCCATCCAGTCAGCGATGTACTTGAGGACCTGCTCGATCCCTTCTGCAGCGGTGACCACCACGCTGTAGAGGCTGGCGTGCTGATCGTCTTGGCGGGCTCGGCGGGCCTCTCCAGACTCAGCGCCGGCGACATCGATCACCCGGGCCCCGGCTTCCAATGCAGCATTGCGCTGGTCGGTCATCGCCGTGCGGGTGGCCTCGATACCTGCGCCGGTGAACTCCAGGTAATCGGCCTTGCCCTCAGGCGGCAACACCCAGGCAGCCATCGGCCCAGTTACGCGCAGATCCTTATCCTCCTCCAAGCCGGCCACCCAAGGTTGCGGGTGAGCGGTGTAGTGGAGAGAGGTGTAGTAGTCAGCGCTGAGCTGGTAATACTTCAGAGCAGACTTCGCCATGCTGAGCAGCGGGATCTCGTCCACATCCGGGTTGTTGTCCGTGGAGCCCACATAGACGATGGGCAGATACCCCAACGGAGCGACCTCGCCGTTCGCCGACCGCCCCAAAGTGGTTTCGTCCTCTACGGCGGCGCCGCTTTCATCCAGGACGCGAACTCGGCACTGGCCATCCGGGAGATCCAGCACCCGATAAACCGCCTTGGAATCGTGACTGAATTCGTCACCATCCTCTTTCTCGCGCTGTTCCTCGAACACCGCCAGCGTCAGATCACGACGCCCTCCCTGGGATTCCTCTTTCCAGTTAATAGCCGTCTCTGCTGTGTACTGGGCAATGTACGGCTTACGGTCATCATCGAACTCGGCCATCAAGGGGGACCGGCCTCGGGTCAAGGTGGCCGCCACCACGCGAAGGAACAATTGCTTGAGACCAAATCCATCAGCCGTCGCCTCATCCAGCAAACCCTGCATGCGCGGCGGCAGTTTGATCTCTGGTTCTTGCCGGCTGACCAGCCCCATCATGGTGCGCAGACTGTCCTTCACCCAAAGTGGGTACTCTGCCCGGGTCAGGTATCCCTGGTAGATCCCCGCGGCCTCCGCCTGCGTCAGGTCCGTTTCATCGGACTTTGCCATGGACTCCGCTTCGACCTGGCCGGCCGTCTTCGGCAGATACTCCGTGGTTCGCCTCTTGATAGCCGGCTCCCCGTCCAGGGAATCACCCATCAGGCGCCACTCGTCTTCGTGGGCCTCATATTGGGGATGCTTGGTCGTTACGGGCATTAAGCCATTCCTCGGAGTCGGCGAACTTTGGCGGTCGTCGGTTTGATTACCGGGTATTCGTGATGGATGAAGTACCCCCCGGCATCAGGGAGGTGATCGAGCCCTTGCTTCTTATCCGGCTCACCATGCTTGTTGTAGGCCTGCTGTTCGAGGCATTTAACGTAAGACGGACATCGGTCCACATTGATGCGATAGCCTTTGCCCAATGCCGCGTTCATGGCGTTGATGCGATCCTTCACTGGCGGGTTCTGCTTGGGTGCATGAACCTTGAAGCCCGCATCCTTGAGGATCGCCAGATCCGTCTTGCTGGCGTTCACGCTGCGCCGGCTATCGCCACTGGCATCGGGATAGACATGAAGAGCGTGGTCCGGGTAGCGCTCCCTCAGGATCCTGGCCATATCCGGCGTGTCGTAAGCGCCAGTCACCTCTGCCACTGCCACAGGCTGGCCATCTCGCTTCACATGAATCACGGCGGCCATATTGCCGACGTTGAAGTCCATGCCGATGAAAAGCGGTTCGCCGGCCTTCTCCACTTCGTTGGTATTACACCGCTGCCGGTCGAACTGGATGTAAACCGTGCCTGTCGTCAGATTGACGAATTGCCCTTCGATATAGGCGTCAAGCAGGTTCGACGGGTAGATGTCCCGCAGGCTATCGATGTACCCCTCTGGCAAGTGCGGGTTGCTGTACGATGGCGCCCGGATGATTTCGTATCCTGGCGGGCGCTTTTCGTGCCATGTCTCGTATACGAAGCGGAACCCCTCGGGGGTGGTTGCCACTCCCACGGTGTTCGCTGAACCATCCGCCTTTTTCTGGCGATTCCGGGACAGCACCCGGCGCCAAACCTCAGCGGCATCGTCCCGCTTCAGCGTGTCCAACTCGTCCACATCCGAATCGCCGACCTCGAAGCCGATGATTCGCTGCGGTGTATCCATGCTCCGGAAGATGATCCGTCCGTATCCCTGGATCTCCAGCACGTTGTGCGGGTGCTTGGTAAGCCGGTAAGGCACCCGGAGGTCGGACAGCAGCTCCTCGAAGCGCGGCCAGGCAATCATTCGGATCAGGTCGTATGTCGGCTCGTAGAAGGCCCGGTCAGCCTCCGGGTGAGCCAGCTTGCCCAGAAGGGAACGGACAATCAGCGCTTCGGTCTTGCCTGCACCGAATCCAGCGACGATTGCCGGATACCGCGCCTCCGAGAAGATGAACTGGTCCTGGGGGACCGTTGGGTTAATTTCCACTGGGGCGATTGACGACTACAGTGACGCCCTCGGCCGGCAGGGCCAGTTGATCCTTGAAGGCCTGAACGCTGACGTGCTTGCCGAGCAGCTCAATGATCCGCGCTTTGTCAGGCCATTTGAGCTTCTTGACGATAGTCTCGGTATCGCCGGACATTAGCTCATGCATATCCAGCCCCGACACCGATGTCCGCCACACTTTGGGCCATTGTTTGATGGGGAGCACATTCCCGGCATCGTCCAGAATGTCTCCAATGTCCATCTGATCAATCTCAGCAATGCGACGAAGGACGTAATCAGAGTTGATCCCGGTTCTCTCAGACCGCTCATCCCGCAGCTGCTGAACCCTTGCCCTTATGTTGGCCTTATTGGCCAATACGCATGCTTTGTTGTTGACCGTCTCCGGCTTCATCCGCGCAGTGCTGTAAACACGGCGATACGCATCACTCTTGGAAAGTTCCGGCTCATCAACAAGAATCTGCGCGAACGCCTCCTCGCGGTTCGTCAGACCGGTATCAGGGTTTCGTGCTGCGCGCGCCATTACTGACTCTCCGCCGGCGGGTTCTTGTCGATGATGATGGCATCCAGCTTCGGAACGAGATCCACTACCAAGTTCAGCACCACCAGCAAGGTCCCGACCACTCCGAACGCCCACATGGCCCCTTTGAATAGCGAGCCGATCTTGCCAACAGCGCCCTGCAGAACTCGGAAGCCCTCGGCCTGATCCTCTCGAAGCTTGGCCACCTCACCGCGCAGGCTCTCTACGCCTTCCTTTGCTTCGGACGCGCTACGCTCAGCCAGCGCCATGCGCTCGCTCAGGCGCTCGCCTTCAAGCATCTTGATCCGGTGGTCATGGAGCGATTGATGTCGCTCAAGTTCGTTCACCCGGATTGGGATGCTGTCCATGTCATGAGCCTCTGGTGTCATCCCCAGCCCTTAATTCTGGATAGCTTCCACCAGCCCGTTATGACGGGTGGCGCATTCGTGATAGATGGCAGCCCATTCGGCCATGGTGTACAAGATTGTTCCGGCGAGACCATCAGTCAGCTGCGGGAGTGCCGTCGGGCACTTCGCCAGCAGCGTCTGCTGGTACGGCTTCGCCTCGGGCTGCGGCATTGATGAGCACCCGGCCAGGCTCAGGCACGCACACATTGCGATAAACAGGATTCTGGATCTCACGGATCACCCCGCGGTCGATGATGCGTTCATTGGCTTGGAGCTCGGCCAGCCGCTTCTCCACCAGTTGGGCAATGCCAGACTCTCGCTCCATAGCTGCCTGAATGGCCTTCTCGGCACCGCGGCGTTCGGCCAGGTCCTGACTATCTTCGTACCAGCCCCGGACGAACCAACCGCCACCGGCCAGCGCTGCGGCAATGGCCAAAATCAGCGCATAAGGCCCGCCTTTCTTGAGCAGGACAGCCCAAGTCATATGCCTGCACCTTCACTCACTGGCCACCTCGCCCGGCACGCCACTCCCGATAAGCCTTCCAGGCACCGAACAGCGCCGGCGCCAGGCCGAACACACCGCCGAAGGCTGTGGCCGTCCCCATCGGGACGTCAGGCGGGGCATGGCCAAACACTCGCACAGTCACCCAGGTGACCAGGGTCAGCCCCCAAATCATCAAGCCGAGGGTGACGAGGGCGTTATCAGCCAGGAAGCGATAGAAGCGGCTCACCTCAGTAGCTCCATACCCAGGGCCGGGGGCGACCGGCCTCATTTGGCAGGTCGTCCAGATGGATGAAGCGCCCGCCCCCCTTCTGGTTGACGCCCACGCCGGTGAAGCCGTACTTCAGCGCCAGTTCGATCAGGCGCAGGGCATCACCGCCACGGACCGCAATGTCCGCCGCGCGGCCGCTGGCGTGAGCGCCCGGCTTGGCCTTTCTGGCTTCAATCGGATGCAATGGGTCCCGGTAGCCGCTGGTGATGGTCATCGGCTTGCTATATTCCGTGCGCAGCGCCTGCAGACGATCCATGAACGCCGGATCCATGCCATCTTTGCCGGTGTGCGAACACCGGAACTCCTCCGGTCGGAAATTCGGCCAGCGGCTCCAATCCATACCTACCTCAGCACGTCCACGGTCTTGCCATGGTCCATGATGTAGGCGACTTCGCCCGACATCTCCAAACTGGAGTGCTCAAGCGGCGAACTGCCCACGATAAAGCGCCCAACGCTTCGCCCTTCCTTGCAGCAATCCAAGTCCCAATTGCCGTTGTGCAAGCGCTGGCGCACGAAATTGTCTGTCTCGATGTATTGAGCATAGTCGCCCGTCACAATCTTGATGATCATGGCTGTCTACCTGTCTGTCTGAGTTAAGGAAAGCCCTGGACGACCGGGTTACTCCCAGTCCGTGGGGCAGAAATAAAAAAGCCCGCTCGAAGCGGGCAGAGAACCGGGCCGGTTGGGGGTCAGGGGGATGGCCCGGTTTTGGGGGAACTGAAAAGCCCCAGGCAATGGGGATATGGCTCTGTCGGACTTTTGTCCGCGTTTGGTCCAGCACGCATAGTCTGGTGCGGTTTTGTTAAAGTGGTTACCGGCTCAAACCGGCTGACAGTCCCGCCATAACTCGATAGTAGGGCATGTCCCGTGGACGAAAAGCCCTGGTTGTTTAGATGGCTGGCACGGGACTCGAACCCGCATGTGTTTCCACCAGAGAATTGCTTACCGAGACGGTTTCCACTCGGAATTTGTATCACAGAGACACGCCAGTGCGGCCAGCCAGAACGCAAAAAGCCCCAGCGCAATGGCCAGGGCTTCATGGAATCAGTTTTTCGCTGCCACCTCTGGCAACGTTAGCGCATTTTTACCACTACCACGCCCGGCAAGTCAATACTTACATTCATCAATCTTCTGATTATTATACTTTCTCTACTAACAAAAAAAGAACACAGGGAAGAAAGATGAGCCAATATTTTGATTGCCTTAGCGGGACGCCTTTCGGTAAAGACGTTTCTGCAGTAGACAAAATTAATAGCACATGCACGCCAATCGACCAATATCAATCTGTTGCAATCGAACAACAAAAAAGAGGCATGGACGATATTTGGATTATAAAAATCATATCTGGAACAAATACCTTCGTAGACCGCAAAGAGTACCCAACCCAATCGGTCGCCAAAGATGTCAGTGACGAATATGTCTCTTTTATCACCAAGTGCATGAGTTCCGCGCCTCTCCCCAGCTAACATTCAAGCCGCCATGGCCACCATGGCGGCCACCATGTTCTCCCCGATCTCCAGGCGCTTTGTGGCGGTATCCCGGTTCACCCCCAACCGCTTAGCCAGCACTGTCTTGCTCAGCGCTCGGTACTCATCATCCCCAGGGAATGCGTAGTACAGCACCAGGGCCCGAAATGCGTCGTAGTTGGTGGACCGGATGTGGGCCATAACGTGGAGGTCGAAAGCCTCGCAGTCTCGGTCTTCCCATGTCCGTACTGGCCGGTCGTCGGGCTCGCCGCGGCGCTCCTTCAGTCGATCCACAAATGGCCCCATCCAAGATATGGCGTCACGAGGGGCCCCGGTCTGGGTTCGGCACCATATCCCCCATTGTTCAAGAGCAAACCGCGCTTGTGCCAGAGTTTCGCCCATTACCGCCCTCCTCTCGCCTCGTGGATTTCCTGGCAGCTCACGCATCGAGTGACGCCGCCCAGGGCTCGCCGGCGCTCAGGGATCTCGTCGTCACACTCCACGCAGTGGGTCTCCGACTCCCCGATGAACTGCTTACGCGCCGCCAGCGCCGCCGCCTCCCGTTCCTCAATCAGTTCGCCCGCTCGATCTGCAACGTCAGCCATCGTCAGTCTTCCTCCTCGTCAACCGTCTCCAGGAGCGCTTTCTTGCAGCGCTCAAGTAGCCACAGAACGTCTGCCCCGTCAGGCTCGCTGGATGCAAAGTACTCGCGCCCTTCAGCGTCGTAGCCGATTACAATGGCCAGATCGAGGTTTGCCGCTTTCGCTTGATCCAGGATTTGGGCGGCCGGCAAAGGGAGCCGTGTGACTCCATTGAAATAAGTCACATCACCCATGATCACCCCGCTTCGTGGAATTGATGCTGACGCCGTTTAGCACATGGCGCTGCTTTGCTGGGGAGCTCACATCGATCCAATCGCAATACACGGCTTCAACGCGGACCCGGTGTTCTCGCCAGATTTCCTCAACGCACGCCATGATCTTGTCGTGGATTTCTTGTTTCAATTGATCAGACATTGGTGCCTCCCTGGTGACTAACAACGACCCAATTCGCCCAGTCGTCATCCTCAGGACTCACCCATGTCAGTTGCCGGCCATAGGCGTAGCCGGCCTCTATGGGCTGCCCTGCGGGGATCTCTGTGAGATACGGGCTTCCGCAGCAGCCACAACCATCCACGGCCACACCTGTGTCTCGAGTGAGTTTTTCCAGCCCCGCCAGGAAGCGGCGTTCGTTCTCGGTTAAATCAGTCATTACCCTCTCCCATCCATTCATCCCGTCGTTTCCACTGCCGGCGCATTTCCTCAACCAGCAGGGCCGCCGCTTCCGGCCCGCGCTTTGCCGCAATCCGGCGTTCCAACCCGTTCACATCGTGAGCAGTCGTGTAGCCGCGCCGGAGCCAATCACGGGCTTCAGCCTCGCGCCGGAAGTCCTCGACCTCGTCAGGCAGCATCGTCGGGTCTCTCCAGTTCCTGGGCTCGCTTGGCGCTGGCCACGATGTCGGCCATGTCCTGGCCCAAGGTCTTGTGACCCCGGGCGCCAGGCTGAAGCGCTTTCTTGATGAGGTGTTGGAGAGCAGGATTTCGCACATCCCACGCTTTCAGCACGTCGTAAACGTCCACGTGGACGCCAGGCTTGATCTCGCGGTGGTATTTGCTGGTCATGCTCCACGCTCCTTCTTCAGTTCACGGGTCAGACGGCGGTACCGCGCCTTGATCTCTTTCAGTTCCTCGATGGTGTACTTGCGCGCCGGGTGCGGCCCTTCCAGCCATTCCAGTGCCTCATCCCCAATGCGCTCGCGGAGCCGGATCCTGTATTCGACCGTGTTGCCAGAAAGGTCCCGATTGCATCTGACGCACTGCGCATGGCAGTTCAGGGGCTCGAACCGTAGCTCCGGGCAGGCGCCCACCGATCGGTAATGGCCGGCGTCCCAGCGGCTCCCGGTAATCAGGCCGGCATTGCTGGGCGTTGAGTCGCAGGAAATGCAGGGCTTGCCGTGGTCCCGTTCGCGCACCCAAGCGTTGAAAGCCGCCTGGGCCTCCTTCATGTGGTCGGACCGCGTTTTCAGGCGCTCAAGGGCCTCCCGGTTCTGAGCACGCTTTGCCTTTGCCTCCGCTCGTTCCCGCTTCTCGCGCTCCTTGCCGGCCAGCTGCAGGGCGCACTGGGGTGAACACGCCTTTTGCGTGGTGCTGCGAGGCGTGTAGGCCTCGCCGCAGACTCGGCACTTCCGGGGTCGGCGCTTCGGCTGGAGTGGCGCCTTTCGCTTCAGTTCGGCCCGCTTCATGACGCCATCCTCGCTTCCCACAGGGGCGCTTCCGGGTCGGTCAGATGGAAGCCCTGAGCGCTGTAGTGGCGCTGCACTTCGTCCAGTAGCCGGTTCTGCTGCTTCACCGTCATGAGCCGCGTTACCGGGAAGTCGAACGGTTCCCGCATCAATTCCAGCTTGGTTTCGTAAGGCAGCGGCTTAACGACTTCGTCATAACGGGCGCAGAAATCGGCGTTCTCGGCGCGCAGGATCGGGACACCCAGGCGCAGCTTGATCTCGGCCCTGTACTCCTCCGCCGTCTGATCGCCCTGGGCCTCCAGATCCAGGCACCACTGTCGCATGAGTCGGTTCTGCTCAGCGCTGCGCTTGGCGCCCTGAGAGTCGGATACCGTGAACGGGAACTGCCGAGTCTCCAGGTACTTCTCGTAGCGGATCAGGTCCTGGTGGTTGCGGATCACGCGCTGGCCCATACCACCTCCAGAATCTCCATGCCCCACGCCCAGTGTTTGGCCATGACGACCATGCCCTGCTCGCCGTTGACGATGGCCTGGGGCCAGCCGGTTTGCTCCGCGAGGTAATGCGCTTCTTCCAGGGCTGCCAGCTCATCGGTGAATACCGTCATGCCGCCTCCCTGAATTCGCCCGTCAGCAGCCGAACCATGTGGACGTTGCGCCCTGAGATCGGGCAGCGCATCAGCGCCAGGGACTCGATCAAGCGCCCAGCGGCGAGAAGCGAATTCACCCTGGCCGCAACCGTGGAGGTCTCCAGCTTGGTGGTGTGCGCTATCTGGCGGCGGCTTACCCAGCCGTCGGTGTCCAGGCCTTCCAGCACCAGATACGCCACGCCAGACAGCACTTGCCACTCCTGATGAGCGATGGGCTGGGTCTTGAGCGTTTCGTAGGCCTCCAGGCTGCTTTCGCGGACGTTCTGTTTCATCAGGAGCCCTCCACTTGGCAGGTGATTACGGTGTCACCAACTCGCATGACGCCCATGCTCTGGCAGTCATTGAGAACCTGTGTTGATGCCGCATTGAGTGCCAATCCGAATCCGAGCAGAAATCCAGACAAGGTCATGAATGCCCAGGTCATCTACGCCACCTCGCTCTTGCTGGTCAGTCGGCCGGCGACGGAATCCAGGGCCTCGGACAGCCGCAAGGCGCCGGGCCGGGCTTCGCTACCCCTCTTGATCACCGCGAGACACTTCTGGGGCTCGCCGATCAATCGTGGTTCCGGCACGAATTCCTGGTGCTCTCCGGCGTTCTCGGCTTCGGACATGCCCAGCAGCTTCGAGGGGAAGCGCTCCGGCGGCCGGGAGATGTAGCCCTGATACCGCTTCTTAAACTCGTTACCCTTGAACGGCAGGTCCTTGTCGGTGACATCGCAGAGCTTGATCCAGCCGCCCATCTCCTCAATGGCGGCCATGGTGCGGGGGTCGTCGAACACCACGGTTTCGTAGGGTCCAACGCGCCGGATGGCATCCTCGACCTTGCCCCACGCCGACAGCGCCCGGGTATCACCATCGCCCTCGATGTGCCGCACGATGTCGGCGATCTTGGGCGCGAAGCTGCCGTGCTGCGTGTCGTTCATATGGGCGATCAACGCCTGTCTGACGCTTTCCAGGTCAAACCTCTGGAGCGCACCGAAGATCAGGTCCAGGGCCCCATCAGACGGCGATTTGCCGTACTGCTCGGACACCTGCGACCACAGGGTGACGAATTCGGAATAGTCGTTCGGGGTCATTGGATAATCCCTCGCTCTCTCGCCATGCGCTGTCCGCGCTCATGGGGGGTTTCCTGGGGCGGTTTGCCACCACGTCCGGAACCGCCGCCGCTGAATTTCTTGGCGTTGCGCAGCCAAGTATTCAGGGCGGCGTGCCAGTCTTTCATCGTCGAGCCCTTGGCGCGGTGGTAATCACGGAACTGCGGGAGCTGATCGTGGATGCTGACACCCTGGTCTGCCGCCACCTGCCGATTGTTGTCGTTGGGCTCGAAATCATCGGGAAGCTGGGTGGCGCGCTTGGGCTTGCGCTGCTTGCCAGCGCCAGAATCTTTCTCCTCTCCATTCCCTTCCTTTCCACTCCCTTCCATTCCCTTCCCTTCCGGGGGCGAACCCTTGTCGTCCGTTCGCTGACTGTTCGACGAACATTCGCCATCCTTTTGACGATCATTCTCAGAACTTTGCCCACGGCGGCGGCGTGGATTGTCTGGCACTTTTCCGTTTGGTAGCGGGAACTTATAGGAGGGCTGATCAATCTTTTGATGCTTCGTGAAGCCGGTAATCATCAAGAATGATTCGCCATCGACTTCATAAATCTGGATAAGCCCAGCAGCCTGCAGCTCATCCAGAAAGCCCTCGATTTCCGACGCTGAAAAGGCGTCACCGGGGAAGACCTGCATCTTGATCCGCATCGGCTTCGCAGGATGAACGCCGTTGTCGTCGGCGAAATTCATCAGCCCAATGAACATCAGGCGAGCGTTCGGCGAACATTCGACGATTTGCTCGCTGGTCCAGAACTCCGGCTTGATTGTGCGGATCCTGGCCATCAGGCCACCTCCCTGCCCCGCAAGAACGCATCGACGTTCATATGGTGGGCACGGAACTGGATAACCCAGACCCACGGATTGGCGGCCCAAGAGCCCACTCCATTAATCGACTCCCACAAGCGGGCGAAGCATTCCGTAATTGAAAGATGACTCCACTGCTCCGGGTCGCCGGGAAACAGATCCGGAAGCACTTCACCCGGAAAATTTCCTCCAAAGCATTCCGCATCAGCATCCTCCTCGCTGATCTCCTGCAGCCGCTCCACACGCACATCGGTGATTTCCAGGGTGAGGCGGGAAGCATGGCGTGGCATGTGGATGGACGGTCTCGGGCGGGTCCAGTCGCCATAGAATGGGTTGCCATCTGCCCAGTAATGGATCGGGCAATCGGCAGGCCATCGGCTTGGCGGGAGCGCTGGAAGTTCGTTTGTGGCTTCCATGCAGTGCGGGCCACTGAAGGTCTCGCGCACCCACAGCAGGTCTCCTGGATTGCCTTCGAACGGCGCATCTCCATACGGACAGGACAACTCTTCAACGTGCCAATAGCCGTGATCCAGATTGCTATCAGTCCAGGTTCCGTCTTCCTGGTAGAGCCAAAAGCAATCCTTCGGCAGTTTGAGTATCCGCCGCGTCTGCGTTTTCTGTCCCGCCAGGAGCGCCCGCACCATGTCAGGCTTGAACAAAATCGGCCTTGCTTTCATACTAACCTCCAGTCGTAGTACTCAAAGCCCCGGTATGCCTCCTACAGCGCCGGGGCTTTTTCGTTATCCCGCCAGCGCTTCCAGCTGGGCCACTCGCGCACGCAACTCCGCCAATTCCTGCTCAGGGGATACCTGCCCCCGCTGGCAGTGGAGCTGTCGGGCTTTGCGCATTTGCTGGTACTGGCTGATGGCGTTGTTGCCAGCCAGCTCCTCGATCTCCACCACCAGATCCATATCCAGGTGACGCACCCGGGCGCCCCGCTTGGTGTGATGGTCGGCATTCAGCAGCGTGTTCAGCGTGCCCACGGACATGCCCAATAGATCGGCCCAGGACCGCTGATCACGCTTCACTCGCGCTTGCTGAAGGCACAACCGGAAGGCTTGCGCCCAGTGTGAACAGCCCGCGATGGCCACCGGGTCAATGTCTTTCGTACCGGTGTCGATAACGGCCATGAGGGGCATTGTTTGCTGCGGCTCGCGCACGTTCGCTCTCTCCAAAAATGAAAATAAAAAGGCCACCGGTCAGGCGGCCGAATCCTTGGGCTGACGGAACACATCAGGCCGAAGCTCGTCACAGCGGACCGCCCCATTGGTCAGGTCCTCGATGTCCTGACACATGGACGCGGGCACTTTGCGAATGCCGCTGATCCACTGGCTGACAAAGCTGGGATCTACGCCAAGGCGTTCAGCCAGACTTTTTTGGGTGCCACCAGCAATCTCGGCGGCTCGCTTGATCGGATGCATGTGTGACTCTCCAGGTCGTACGCACAGACAATTTAGCATTAGCTAACGCTATCGGCAATAGCATCCGTCAATTTACAGTTGCTAAATAATGGTGATGATTAGCGGGATGAACGATGACGACATACAGCAACGCCGGGTTGATGCGCTCAAAGCGCTGGTCGGCAAGTACAAGACCAAGGCTGAGTTCGCCCGGAAATACGGGATTGAGCCCAGCTACGTATCCCAGCTTCTTGGTGGGCACCGCGGTTTCGGAGAGAAGTCCGCCAGAAACATGGAGGAAAAGCTGGGGTTGCCGCCCAATTACCTGGATCAGGGACAAGGAGGCGCCCAGGGCGACTACGCCATCGGGAACGTGAGACCAGCTTATGAGCCCCCGACCACGCGCAAGGCGCCCGTCATCAGCCATGTGCAAGCCGGTGGTTGGTCTGAGGCCATCGACATCTTCGCCCCTGGCTACGCCGAGCGTTGGGAACCAGTACCGGAAACGGCCTGCCCCAACGCCTTCTGGCTGGAGGTTCGGGGTGATTCCATGACGGCGCCTGCCGGGCTGAGCATCCCAGAGGGCTATCTAGTGCTGGTGGAGCCAGGTGTACAGGAAGAGAACGGCAGCCTTGTGGTGGCCAAACTGGACGATGAGAACGAAGCGACATTCAAGAAACTGGTGATCGACGGCCCCAATAGGTACCTGAAGCCGCTAAATCCGGACTATCGAACGATCACCATTAACGGGAACTGCCGGATCGTGGGGACCGTGACCGAAGTTAAGATGAAGTTGCGATAACACCCTCGTCCGTGGGGGACGGGGGTGAGGAGATAACAACTACCCTGGGAGGGGCGGACGTGAACACATTCCAGATTGAGCGAGTGTCAATCCGATACGAAGGGCTGGACGCAGCCAATCATCAAATAGACATGATGGCTCTCGGCATCTCCTTGCAAGGGTTTGGCCGGGTATACAGTACTGCGGCCCACTTCGCTCTGACCGGGAAGTATGTTCGACAAATTCAGGCCATGGATGTTCGTGCCTATACCGACGAAGCCAAACAGGGGTGCTTTGAGGTCCCGGTATTCATTCAAAGTCTAATTCAAGCAGATGTCTTTTCTGGGATTGCGGGGGCTATTCTTGGGCCGCTTGTTACCTATATCATCTGTAAAGCCAGCAATAATCGAGCTGAAATGAAAGCCCTCAAAGAGATTCTAGAGCAGCAGTTGCGCGATAGAGCGCAACAAGACGCCGCCCTAACTGAGCGGCTGATGAATCTTGTCGAAAAAATGGCGGACAACCTCAAGCCGTCTGTCCGGCAAGCAGTTTCCCCTATTGGTGGAACCTGCGATCGCATTGACTTGGCACCAAGCAATGGAGGTTCGACTTTCTCAATCGATCAAGCCACCAAAGATGCCATAATGTCAGATGGCGATGACGATGAAATAACCAATCAACGCACATTCCGAGTTACAATTGTCGAGATAGACCGAGAGCGGGCAACCGCGAAGGTCCGCCTTGGTGATGATCAGGAGGACGAGTGCGACGAAGATCATCGGGTTTCGGCTCACATCACAGACCCAAGCTTCGCCTACCCAACTAATCTTTACTACCAAAGCCTGTCCTCAAATAAGCCGATTACTGTGACCGCGAAGGCCGCACTCAAATCCGGCCTCATACGAACGTTATACATTTCTGATGCTGGAGACTGACCTTACAGCGCTCACCTTGGCTCACTATGAGTAGAACCTTGCTTGGCGTCCTAGTCTATTCTGAAGGCGGCGCCAATGTCTTCCCCTTGTACATGCCACCGATTTTCAATGCCGTGTCTTTCCCACCAGGAAGCAGCTTCGCTTTCGTCAAAATGTATGCCGGGAACTTTGTGAGCAAGTACACCTGCTTGAACCATTGTCGGAACAGCGGAAGTGCTGCGTCCGGGTAAGCATTTGGCTTTTGTGGATTACTTGATGCCTGTGGATAGTAGTCCGGATAGCTGTGCTCATATTGGATTCTCGGGCCGAATTTTTCCTCAAGATTATTGTCGGTCCAATACCTTCCCCATGCGATGCCAACACTAATGTCGGGCACGGTCTTGTCGTTCACCGTCAAGTCGGCGGCAATCAGATCTACAACTAAGCCGGTGATCTCCTGGAATATCGTGAAGTGTCCGGGAGGGGCGCTATCTTTGAGAAGCGACACCCGATCATGATGATATTTCCATTTATCGCTGGGCGTGTAATCCAGCGCCTCATAGATAAACCTACGCAATCCGAATGCGGCAAATTTCCGGTAGTTCCCAAGCGCCGTGGTGCTATCGCTCTTGGACTCGAAGGCGTAATACTCGAGAAAAGCCATGCAAACGACATCCGGGTACGCATAGTGAATCGTCCCGTTCTGGATGGTTTCAATATGAAGTGCGGGCTCGTTGAATCCTTTGTCGAGGAGGTATTGTTTGAAATATGAGATGCGATCTTTGCCAATGACTTGATCTTGGTAGTGCTCCTCCCACTCCTTGGTGATCGTTTGGATCAGACTGCGGGCCACACCGACAACGCCCGCCAAACCGCGCTGGGTCAGATACGGGATGCCGTTCTCAAGAACGCCCATCTCGATCCCGTTGATGTCCTTTTGAATCTCGATCCCAAGGTCCAAGTGCATCTGCTTTGGGGTGGCCTTCTGCAGGGCATTATTAACGGACAAGTCTTTGTTTTTATTGAATTTATGGGCGGCCTGCTGAGCGCTGTCATGGAGGCTATCAGAGGCATCTCCTGTGGCCTTGAGCGTTACATCATCGGGGTAAACAATCTCGTCGGTCTTCTTAGGCACTAGTCAGCTCCTTATGGGCAGGTCGGCTGCCCTTCATGTTCGCTAATGCGGCATCAATAATCCATATGGTTCCATAGGTGGCTGTGCCTTGCTAGAGCGCCACCACTCCCCTGCCCTTCCCGCCCGCTTAGCTGATTTGTGACTGGGTGGTCACAAATTTACCAATAAAATTTAGCATTTGCTATTGACCAGAAATTTAGCAATGGCTAACTTATTAGCACTTGCTAACGAAACAACGGCACAGCAGATGGAGAACAGCATGAGCCCCAACACTTCTTTCAAGAAGAACTGCGAGCGCCGACGAATCGCTGCGGACGTTGAGCGGTTCCTGGCCCAGGGCGGGCAGATTCGCGAGTTCGGCCCGGAGTGCCACAAGGCCAACCGGACCGCCCATGAGATTCATCGCCAGCGAGTTGGGAAAGCGTCATGAGCTACGCCGCCGAAGCCCGCCAGAGCCGAGCTCTGTCCAGCGCCCAGCGCGCCCATGACGACAGGCTCCCGGAAGACGACCTGGAGTTCCTGGACACCGCCGAGGGCGAGGATTTCGCCCGCGAGGAAGAGGAAGAGCTGCAGCGCACCGGCGCCGGCAGGGTGATCGGACCGGAGGAGTTTTGGCAGGCGCTGTGCCGGGAGCCTGAATTCCCCGCAATCCGGGACCGGGTTATCAACAAGCTGATCGATACGCGCTCTTTCTGCGTCGCGGCCCGCGAGCGCATGGAGAAGGACGCTGAACTGAGGGCCGAGCCATGAGTATCGAAATCCACATTCACAACATCTCGGAGATTACGAACTCCGTTCTGGAGGGCGCCGGTGATCGGTGGTTCTGCCCGCTCGGAATCCAGACTGATCAGGGGCGCGTCGTTATGTATCTCGACAATCCGGAGCAGATGAGGGCAATCGCAAGCCGCATCAATGAAGCGGCTGCAGAGCTGGCTGCAAAGCAGATTGAGGTGCCGGCATGACCGCTTTCGAGAAACGCATTATCGCCTTCTGCCTGTTGGGCTCCGTCTTCGCCGCTTGGACATGGATCAGCGAGCTGGATTATCAGGACGCCCTGACCCAGGAGCGGGTCACCTGCGAAATGGTCGAGGCCGGAATCTGGCCGGAATGGCAGGCGCGGAATCTGGACTGCACCGAACAGAACGTTGTGGGAGTAAGAGGATGAGCATTCACCACGAGGCCGTCGCCAAAGCAAATAAGACACTGGGAGATCTGGCCAAAAGGTCCACGGCCCTCAAAAAACTGGAGGGCGATCTTGGGAAGGCCCTGAAGCACGGTAATCAAGTGGTTGTGGATGTTTACCTGGAAGGCCTCGGGAGCCATCGCCTCTACGTCGCCAGTCAGAAACACGATCAGTTGGTCCATGCAATCAAGCGGGAGATCACCCATCAGCTGGGCGCAGTCGACAATCGCCGTCGCCAGGCGCTGGACAGCCTGCGCGGCCAGCTGGCTGCTACCGAATCCAATGGAAATCAAGATTAACGAACGACAGAGCGCTGATCTGTTGTTTTGCGGGGTCCGCCCCGCCTTTTATTCAAACCAGGAGCACGACATGAACGCAGTTGCGCAGACCGAGAAGAAAAGCCTTCTCGCCAAATTCGCCGACCGCTACGCGGTGGACGCGAACAAGATGTTGGAGACGCTCAAATCTACCGCCTTCAAACAGCGTGATGGGTCCGCGCCAAGCAACGAACAGATGATGGCCCTGCTGGTGGTGGCCGACCAGTACAAGCTGAATCCGTTTACCCGGGAAATCTATGCATTCCCGGACAAACAGAACGGCATCGTGCCGGTGGTCGGTGTAGACGGTTGGAGCCGAATCATCAACAGCCACCCGCAATTCGACGGCATGGAATTTCGCTACTCCGATGAAATGACCACTCCGGAGGGGGCGAAATCGACCTGCCACGAATGGGTTGAGTGCGTCATGTATCGGAAGGACCGCAGTAAGCCGGTCGTGGTTCGCGAATACCTGGACGAGGTGTACCGCCCGCCTTTCAAGAAAACCGGCAACAACGGTCCGTATCAGGTCGATGGCCCCTGGCAGACCCACCCGAAACGCTTCTTGCGTCACAAGTCAACCATCCAGTGCGCCCGATTGGCTTTTGGATTTGTCGGCATCTACGACGAGGACGAAGCCGGACGAATTGCCGAGCAGACCGAGCGAGACATGGGGTCAGCTCAGGTCGTCCGGGATGAACCGAAAGCCCTACCCCTCTGCCCTGCTGAAAAGTTGGACAGCTACATCGAAATGATCGCAGCGGGACAGCAGACCCCCGAGCAGATCGTGGCCATCGCCTCCACAAAGTACACGCTCACCAACGAACAGCACGCCGCCCTGATGGATGCGGCCACCATTGAAGGAGAGGTCCAATGAAAATCAAAAGCCTGATTCAGGGGACGCCTGAGTGGCACCGGCACCGCGCCACATCCCGTAACGCCAGCGATGCCTCCGCCGTGATGGGGTGCAGCCCCTACAAGACCCGTGCCCAGCTCCTCGACGAGCGCGCCACCGGGATCGTGCCGGAGGTAGACGCTGCCACCCAGAAGCGTTTCGACCGAGGGCATGCCATTGAAGAGGCGGCCCGCCCTGTCGCCGAGACCATGATAGGTGATGACCTGTACCCGATCATTGGCACCGATGACGACGGTTATCTGTCCGCGAGCTTCGATGGCCTCACCATGGATGGCAAAACCGCCTGGGAGTGCAAGACCTTCAATGCCGGCAAGGCTGAAGAGGTTGCTATCGGCGACATCCCGGAGGCTGATTTCTGGCAGTGCGTCCAGCAGCTCTACGTCAGCGGCGCCGAGCGCCTTTACTACACCCTGTCCGACGGCACCGAGGAAGGCAGTGTTCACTGCCACCTGACCCGCGACCGCGCTGCAGATTTCTTCGACGACCTTCTGGCCGGCTGGAAACAATTTGACGAAGACCTGGCCAACCATAAGCCACGACAGGTTGAAACGGCGATTGTCGGGGCGGCACCAGAATCGCTGCCAGCCATCCACATTGAGCTGACCGGCATGGTCACGGCCAGCAACCTGGCCGAAGTGCGCGAGCAGGCTCTTTCAGTTTTTCGGTCCATCAACCGCGACCTGCAGACGGATGAAGACTTCGCGAACGCCGAGAAAACCGTCAAATGGTGCGGCGAGATTGAGAAGAAGCTGGATGCCGCGAAGGAGCATGCCCTCGCCCAGACCGCCAGCATCAGCGAACTGTTCTCTACCCTGGATCAGATCAAGGCGGAGGCGCGGGAAACCCGGCTGGCCCTGGATAAGCAGGTAAAAGCTCAGAAGGAAGAGCGCAAGCGAACTATTGTCATGGAGCGCCAGAACGCCCTGCGCGATCACTGCGACAAGCTCCAGGCCTCCATCGGAAAGATCGTGCTGCCGCCTGTATCCGCTGATTTCGCCGGCGCCATCAAGGGCAAGCGCAGCTTCGCCATGATGGAAGACGCCCTGGACGACGAACTGGCCCGGGCCAAGATCGAGGCCAACACCACCGCCGACCATATCCGCGCCAGTGTCGAGATCCTGCGTAGCGACGCCGCCGGCTATGAAGGGCTGTTTGCCGACGCCCAGCAGATCGTCGGCAAGGACCATGACGATCTGCGCAACCTGATCCACACGCGCATCGCCGAGTACAAAGCCGCCGAAGAAAAACGCCTGGAACAGGAGCGCGAGCGCATCCGCGCCGAGGAGCAGCGCAAAGCTGAGGACGAGGCGCAGCGCAAAGCCGCCGAAGAAGCCCAGCGCATCCGTACAGAGGAGCAGGCGGAATTCGAGGAATCACGCCAGCAGCAGGAACCCGCTACCACTGACAAACCCGAGCCAGGCGCCCCTGCATCCGAATCAGACGCCATCGAGGCAATGCAGAAATACGGCGGCAGTTTTGCAGCGGCTCTCGGCGTGGCGTGGTCTCGTGCAGACGAACACAACCGTCAGCGGCTTAGAAAAGCATTCCCCGAGTTGTTAGCCGAATACACCAAGTTGGCAGAACAGAAGGCAGCAGCAGCGTGATCGTATCAGCCCAGCCGGCGGTGGCGCACATAACCGGCCCAGTTACCAGGGGCGTACCGGCAGGTGGAGCGTCCGCCTACACAGGCGCTCCTTGTTCGCTCCTCAACCGACGTGGGTGTCGGGGATAGCCGAGGCGTGGAGCGAGCGAAAGGACGTGATCCACCCGCCTGGACCCGGGCGTTAAACGGGCACCGAACACAGATACGGAGATAACCATGGCACGCGGAGTTAACAAGGTGATCCTGATTGGGAATCTGGGCGCGGACCCGGAAACCCGCTTCATGCCCAGCGGCGGAGCAGTGACCAATATCCGGATGGCCACCTCGGAGACCTGGAAGGACCGGCAGACCGGCCAAATGCAGGAACGTACCGAATGGCACCGGGTGATCTTCTTCAACAAGCTCGGCGAGATCGCCGGTGAATACCTGAAGAAGGGCAGCAAGGTCTACATCGAAGGCTCGATCCGTACCCGCAAATGGCAGGGGCAGGATGGCCAGGACCGCTACACCACCGAGATTGTCGCCAGCGAAATGCAAATGCTGGATGGGCGCGGTGAAAGCGGCACCCCAGGTGGTGGCTCCGCAGAATTTGACCGTCAGAACCACCAGCAGCCGGCACCGCAACCGCAGGATCAGAGCGGGGGCTTCGCCGGGCCAGCCGATGATTTCGACGATGACATCCCGTTCTAGGAGGCGGCCACGATGCGTGCACTTCTACTCGCCCTCATTCCCTGCGCAGCCCTGGCAGATCCGACGATCTACCTGCAGGGCGGCTTGGGCTACCAAATCGGCATGACCGAGCGTTGGACTGAGCGCGGCGAGCGTTACAGCAGTGTCCACACGATGGACCTGCCGAACACCATCGGATCCGTTGTCGCCGGCATCGAGTACCGCGGCTTCCTGATTGAGGCACAGCACGTCAGTTCTATCGAGACCGGTCAGGACCACGGTTTCAACGTCGTGACGGTCGGGTACCGGTGGGAATTCAGTTTCTGAGGATGCGGGGATTCGCAATGACAGCTTCTTACGACCAGTTCCTTCGCGCCAAGATCAAGATGGCGCCGCGCTCCGGATTCGACATCTCCCAGGTAGAGATCAATCCGCTGCTGTCCGGACACCAGAAAGCTGCGGTCCAGTGGGCGGTTGCCGGCGGGCGCCGGGCGCTGTTCGAGGCCTTCGGCCTGGGCAAGACAATGCAGCAGATCGAGATTATCCGATTGATTCTCGCCTACGCCGGCGGCCGGGGGCTGGTCGTTGCACCGTTGGGGGTCCGACAAGAGTTCACGCGGGACGCTCATACGCTGGCAACCGGCGAACATCCGAATGTCTCGGATGAGCAGCGGAATCAGCTCGCTGCCTGGATCGACAAGATGCCGGGCCGGGCCCCGTCCATCCGCTTTATCCGCAGCGTTGACGAAGCGGAAGAGACGGGGATCTATCTCACCAACTATGAGACCGTTCGCGACGGCAAGATCGACCCGGCCGACTTCACGGTGACCAGCCTGGACGAAGCCAGTGTGCTTCGGAGCTTCGGCAGCAAGACCTACCAAACGTTCCTGGATCTATTCCAGGCGGTGGCTTACCGCTTCGTGGCGACGGCCACGCCATCCCCTAATCGGTACAAGGAACTGATCCACTACGCTGGGTACCTGGGGATCATGGATACCGGGCAAGCGCTTACCCGATGGTTCAAGCGCGACAGCACCAAGGCCAACAACCTAACCCTTCATCCTCACAAAGAGGACGAATTCTGGCTATGGGTGTCCAGTTGGGCGCTGTTCCTGCAACGGCCGTCCGATCTCGGGTACCCAGATGATGGCTACGACCTGCCGGCGATGCACATCCACTACCACGAGGTGGCCACCGAATGGCGTCCGACTGTAGACCGTGATGGTCAGGTGGGCATGTTCACCGATGCCGCCCTGGACCTGCAGAGTGCCGCCCGAGAGAAGCGCAACAGCCTGGACGCCCGGATCCGGGAAACCGCCGCCATCGTGGCCTCCGAGCCAGACGAGCATTGGCTGATCTGGCATGACCAAGAGGCCGAGCGCCACGCCATCTGCAAGGCGGTACCGGACGCGGTGGCAGTGTATGGATCGCAGGACCTGGATAAGCGCGAGCAGGCCATCGTCGATTTCTCCGAAGGTCGGATCCAGCACCTCGCCGCCAAGCCGGTGATCGCCGGCAGTGGTTGCAACTTCCAGCGGCACTGTGCCCGCGCCGTATTCGCCGGTATTGGCTTCAAGTTCAACGACTTCATTCAGGCGATCCACCGGATCGTCCGGTTCCTGCAAACCCGTGAGTGCCATATCCATTTGGTCTACGCCGACACCGAGCGCGAGGTGTTGCGGACACTGGAACGGAAGTGGCGCGATCACGACACCATGGTGAAGAAGATGGCCGAAATCATTCGCAAGTATGGTCTCAACCACGCCGAGATGGGGAAAACCCTGGAACGTTCCATTGGCGTTGAGCGCATCGAGGCGAGAGGCGAGGGATGGCTGGTGGCCAATAACGACTGCGTCGAGGAATGCCGCCGCATGGATGACGCCAGTGTTGACCTGGTGGTGACCAGCATCCCTTTCAGTAACCACTACGAATACACCGCCAGTTATAACGATTTCGGGCACACCGAGGGAAATGATCACTTCTGGGAGCAGATGGACTTTCTGACGCCGGAGCTGCTGCGCGTCCTCAATCCTGGCCGCCTCGCCTGCATCCACGTCAAAGACCGGATCCTGTTCGGCAATGTGACCGGCGCAGGCGCGCCAACGGTGAGCCCTTTCCACGCTGAAACCATCTTCCACTATCGCCGCCATGGGTTCGACTACATGGGCATGATCACTGTGGTCACTGACGTGGTGCGGGAGAACAACCAAACGTACCGCCTGGGCTGGTCAGAGCAGTGCAAGGACGGCACCAAGATGGGCGTAGGGAGCCCCGAATACGTAATCCTTGTGCGCAAGCCTCAGTCCGACCGGTCCCGTGGCTATGCCGATACCCCTGTCAGCAAGGATAAAGCAGATTACACCCGCGCCCGCTGGCAGGTTGACGCCCATGCGTATTGGCGGTCCAGCGGGGACCGCCTGCTGACCGCCGAGCAGATGGCCCAATTGCCGCCGGACGTGCTCTCCAAGGTATTCACCGACTACAGCATGTCAGAGGTCTACGACTACGAGCATCACGTCCAAATCGGCGAGGAACTGGAGCTACGCGGCGCCCTGCCGGCGACGTTCATGTCACTGGCACCAGGCTCCCACCATCCGGATGTCTGGCACGACGTGGTGCGGATGCGAACCCTCAACGGCGAACAGACCAAGCGAGGCCTTGAGAACCACGTGTGCCCGCTGCAGTTCGACATCGTGGATCGCCTCATCACCCGCTACACCAACCCGGACGAGTTGGTCTTTGACCCATTTGGAGGCCTGTTCACTGTCCCATACCGGGCCCTGCACCTGGGTCGCCGCGGGCGAGCATCCGAACTGAATCCCGGCTATTTCCTCGATGGCGTGAAGTATCTCGAAGCCAAGGAGCGGGAGAAAGCGATGCCGAGCCTGTTCGACTTTGAAGATGGCCAGATGGAGAAGTCCGCATGATCCCCTCCCCCACCGTCATCCAGCAACTCATAGACCGCAAGGTGCGCCCATTGGGTGCCGACCCTGCTGTCCGAGAGCGAGCGCAGCAGATGGCCATCGTAATGATCACCCACGGCGGCCGGCGCCTGACCGCCATACGGGCTGCCGTGAGCTATGCAGCGAAGGAGACCGATCAATGACAGTAGATGCGTTTCCGCTTTGCTGGCCAGAAGGCTGGCCTCGAACCAAGCGCCCTGAGACTGCGCGGTTTGCCACTTCGTTCGCAACTGCGCGCGACATGCTCATGGAAGAGCTCCGCCTGATGGGGGCCCGCAACATCGTTCTTTCCACGAATATTGCCCTCCGCCGCGACGGGCTGCCCTATGCCAGCCAGAAGCAGCCAGATGATGCCGGAGTGGCTGTCTACTTCGAGTACAAACAACGCAGCATGACCTTTGCGTGCGACCGGTGGCGCAAGGTCGAGGATAACACCCAGGCGATCCGCAAGACCATCGAGGCCCTGCGCGGGATTGAGCGCTGGGGAGCCAGCGACATGATGGAACGTGCATTCACTGGCTTTCAGGCCCTCCCCAGCTCCGCCAGCACCAATGCCACCGCCTGGTGGGTGGTGCTGGAGGTAGACCACAACGCCAGGCCCGACGACGTGCGCGCGGCATACCAGCGCCGGCGCAAGCAGACTCACCCCGACCACGGCGGTACCGCCGATCAATTCAGCGCCGTACAGCGCGCATGGGAACAGTATCAGGAGGCCCGCAATGGCTGAGCAGCAGAGAGAGCGAGACATCGCCGAAATGGAAGCGCAGATGATCCATGCCGAGAATGGATACTTTGAGGCTCGGCCGCAGATCATGCGCACCCGCGACAAGGAAACCACGTTCGAGGCGGGATTCAAAGCCGCGTGGGAAGCCCGCGCCCTCTCCCATGCCGAGGGGGAGGCGGTGAATTGGGACGACGCGCAAGCGGTTTGCGATCTACCCGAAGTGCACGACTGCCTGCAATGTTTCTCCGAAGATAGCACCGGCGACAACGGGACCGAAGTGGTGCGCGCGGTCATGCAAGCGACCCACCCCGCGCCCCAGGTGGCGGTGCCGGAGGGCTATGCCCTCGTGCCGGTGGACCCGAATGAAGAAATGCTAGACGCATGGTTTACGGCACCACGGGGTGACTCCGGCAGTGTTCAAGACTTCGCCACGGCATACCGCGCCATGCTCGCCGCCGCCGGGGAAATCAAGCAGGTCACCGCCTACGACCACGGCATCCCGACGACGGTCACCAGTAGTGATGACCCTGCGCTAAACGCACACACCGGGAAGCCCGCCGGGGAGCCGGACGATAGCGACATTTGCGAGCAGGTAGAACTGCCGCACGTCCTGGCATGGGCTGACGGCATTCGTGGCGATATGTGTACCGAATACGCGGACCGCATCACGGACGAAGAAGCGCGCGTGGCGCAAGCGGTATGGGCGGCTCACACAGGGGAGCAACCTGTAAGCGATCCTGATGAGGCGGTAGAAGTCCTTCGCGCGTTCGAGCGAGCAAAAGATTTGTGGTTGCCGTCAGATGTGGATGAAGAGCACATCGGCGAGGCCCAAGCACTGCACGAACTGCGCCGCCGCGCACTGGCCGTCATCGACAAGGCCGCCCCCGCCCCGGACGAGCGGGAGATAGGCCTGAAATGGAGCCATGAAGAACAGCTCATTATGCGCGGGTTCATCGGGCGGCTACTGGTCGGCTGGGACGAAAACCGTGCGCTCAGTGCAGACGCCATGAAGTGGCTGTCGGCAAACCGCGAGCGGTTCATTTCTAAACACGAGATGGACGCCGCATACGATCACGCCCGCCGCGCCGGGAAGGAGGGTGAATGATGAAACCAACGCAAGACAAGAATTTCGGGCGCGTATTTGAGCTGCCGGAGCATTACCCAAAGGGCTTTTGCTTTGGTGGCGGGAAACCAGTGCAGATGCAAATGGTCGACTGGTTCAACCCGTGGCCAGACAGCGTGCTGATTGAAAATCCACCCGAGACATGGGCTGAAGTGGCGGAAATGCTTAGACCTTTTCTGATGCAGAAGTCTTACGTGAAGCCTGGGAGGCGCTACATCCTTGTGACTGACTTCGGCGAATCTCTGGTGTTCGGTTCAGAACCGTTGCCGGAGCGTACGGAGGAGCACCGCGATGACTGAGCGCAAACCGATCCGCCGCAGCGGCGACGATATGGACCTGCCCGAAGGAAAGACCTGCGCCGATTGCGCTCACTGCCGCCGCTGCTGCGCCATGTTCGGACACATCCCCGAGGATGAAGCCTGCGACTGGAGCCCATCGCGCTTCAGGGAGGTGCCCCGTGATTGAGCGTACCGAACACATCATCCGCATGATCATCGGAGCGGTGGCGTACCTGCTGACCGTCAAACTCATCCCGACGTGGGTACCAGGCTCTTACCGGCTGTGGATGGCCCTCCTGCCCCACTCCGGCTACTACGCCCATCATCCGCGCGATTTGCCCTGGCATGTGCCGGTGGAGGTGACCAATGACTGAGCGCACGGAACTGACCGCAATCGGTCGCGCTATCGAGCGCGCCGCGAAGGAGCTCCCGCCCGGATGGGGAGTCCGCATTGACCTGGAGAAAGATGCAGGGACCGTCTATCTGACCAGCCCCAATGGAGCAGAGTCAATGATCGAGGGCGGGGAACTGTTCAGCGACCAGATCAACAGCGCCATTGATGCCGCCATGGCAGAGGGAGGGAAGCAATGAGACGCGGCGAGGAATTGGCGCTTGCAGCCATGAAAAAGGAATACCAGGTGCTGGCTCGACGTGCCGAAAAGGCCAAGGCTGAAGCCGACGAGAACATCAACATCGGGAGTGAGTTCGTCGCAATCCACCAGGAGTTGAACGAGATTATATCGTCAGGCAAGCACAGCAAAGAATCGCTACGGCGGCTCGACGAACTCAAAAAGCGCCGCGATCGAGCTGACCGGGTCCTGAAGAAAGATAGTAGCGCGCTTTTCGATAAGCAGTTCGAGGCAGAGTCAGACCGTGATGCTCTGGCGGAAGAAATCGCGATGATCGAGTTTCGGATGGACCTACGAAAGCGCAGAGTGGAGCCCCACCAGGGGCGTGGGGGTGGCGATGCGTAAAGCGATGTGGCTATGGCATCCGGACAGCCCCGGCATGCGCGTGCTGGTGGTGCGCGGATGGCTGGGGCGCCTGCTCAAACCCCGCGAGTTCGCCACGCTGGGCGAGGCCATCGACCACTCACTGCGCCAGGCCGCCCGGCGCGGCGAGGAGGAGTGACAATGCGCGATGAATGCGATCACGGCAGCCTGCGCAGGAGCTGCCAGATCTGTGACCGGGATCAGGATATAGCGGATATGAGGAAGCGCATTGCAGAGCTGGAGAACGCGCTATCCCTGGTCAAGCAATGGGACGTAGAGCAGGCGACAGAGACTTTTATGAAAAGCGGAAAGCCGATGCAATTTCAACTCCCGAGAGCCGTTAGAGAGCAGATTCAGACCCTGCTCCAGGAGGAGTCATGACCCGACAGGAATGGACGAACCGGTGCGCCCGGCAGCTCCGGAAGCGCAATCCGGATTTAGCTTGGCGTCATGCTCTGATGGAAGCCCGCGGCCTGGCCAATGATCAGGCCGCGCTACACGGCGCCTCTGGCCTCGCATGGCAGTCGCCCGAGGATGCCGCAGATGAATTCGACGCTGAGGAGGACTGATATGGCAATGACCCTGTCTCGCGATGAGATCAAAGAGATCACGCGCAAGTCCTGGCGGTGCAAGCAGTGCGACGCTCTGCGTGCGATGGGCATCCCGTTCAAAACCGATGACCACGGCTGGCCAATTGTATCCAGGAAAGCGGCGCTGGCCTGCCTGGAGGCAGCGAATCAGGACGACGAGGAATGCACACTGAATCTGGACGCACTGAATGGCTGACAAATTACCTGTGCGCTGGACGTTCAAGCACGGCGCCTTCTACTACCGACCCAAGCCGGCGGAGCGGCACTTGTTTGATGGGAAATCTTGGTACCGACTGGGGCGGACCTACCCTGAAGCCCTGCGGGCCATGGCGGACATCCGGGAGCTGGAACTGGGCGAGACTGTGGCCGACCTGGTGGACGGATACACAGCCGAGGTGCTACCGACTCTCAAGCCTCAGACCCGAAACGGATACGGCGTGGCTCTAAAGCGGATCCGGGGCACACTCGGACACAATCGAGCCGCCGCACTGAAGCCAAAGATTGTTTACCAGTACCGCAATGCCGTGAAGCAGAGCCGCGGCATGAACCCGGCTAACACTGATCTGAAAGTGCTCAACGGCGTCCTGGACTACGGGGTGGAGAAAGGAATCCTGGACCGCAACAACATCAAGGGCGAGGTGAGCTACTACGGGAAGCGCGCCGGGCTACGCAAGGAGCGAGAGCGTTATGTGGAAGATTGGGAGCTGACTGAGTGGCGGAAGGTGGCCAAGCCCCAGCACGTCGCATTCGCGGCGCTGGTCATGCTCATCGGCACCCGTAAAGCCGATACGCTGCGCATCAAAGAGGAGGACATCACCGATGATGCCCTCTATGTGTACAACAGCAAAACGGGCAAGACACTGGCTTTCAGTCTCACCCCGGCACTGCGAGCGGCAATCCAGGAGGCCCATGCAACAAAGCCAAAGCCGTCGCCATATCTGTTCCCGAACTCCCTGGGAAGCTGCTATGTGGGCGAGGATGGCCGGTGCCAGTCGTTCGACCGAGCATGGCGTGAGGGCATGGCCAAGGCGATCAAGGAAACGGATCTGGAGGAGTCATTCACCCGTCATGACCTCCGCGCAAAGGTCGGTTCAGACGCGGATACAGATGAGCGCGCAATGGAGCTTTTGGGGCACTCCAGCATGAAAACAACACGGGCTCACTACCGGCGCAAGAAGCAGCCGATCAGGCCGGTGAAGTGA